TACATTATCCGTAGACCATTGACTAATTTCCGAAGGCATAATTGGATATTGAAGATAAAGGCTTTCTTTATCTTCGCGAACCAACGCCAGGGTAATCATTTTTCCACTAAATTCTGTTAATTCTACGTCTAAAAAAAAAACATATTTCCTCCAATAAAGATAAATAGAAGTGGTTCGCGATGCTACCAACATCCAACCACACTAAACCTAATGAGGAGGATCAGCATATGTCTATTTATGACATTTTATCAACAAAAACACACAATGAACATTACCTTAAGAGGTATATAGAATTTATAAAAAAATGTCAATTACGAAAATTACCAGAAAATTATTATGTTGAAAAGCATCATATATGTCCGAAAGCTTCCGATTTGTTTCCAGAATATGCCTCGTTTAAACAACATCCTTGGAATAAAATCATATTGACAGCAAGAGAACATTTTATAGCTCATTGGATGTTGTGGAAAAGCTTTGGAAAAAGCCAGTGTTTTGCTTTTTATTCTATGAAACATCAGAATAACATTTCTTTAAATTCGAAAGTTTATGCTAAATTGCGAGAAGAGCACAGACTTTTATTGAAAAATAGAATCGTGTCAGAAGAAACAAAAAATAAAATGCGTAAACCAAAGCCAGAAAATTTTGGTCAAAAAATTAGTAAAGCTTTAACCGGAAAATCTAAAACTCCAGAACATAATAGAAAAATATCAGAAAGTAAAAAAGGGATTTGTGTTAATAGCGAGAAACACAACGCTAATTTAAAAATTATAATGAGAGGGGCTGGGAATCCTATGTTTGGTAGAACACAAACAGAAGAAGCAAAAAATCTTATACGAAATAAAGCATTAGGAAGAACGCATTCTGACGAAACCAAGTCCTTGATAGGAAAGTTTTCATTGGGTAGACAGCATTTCAATGATGGGGTCAAAAACTTTTTCTTATATTCCGAAAATGCTATCGGATTACGTGTCGGTCAAATTAAAAAAGAAAAACCTGAATTAACTCAAAAAATATTAAAAGAAATACTCGACTATCATCAACATACTGGAACATTCATTTGGAAAAAAGGAAAAAAGAAATACGGCACGTCAGCGGGTTTTTTGAATAGCAAAGGACAGATGGTAATTAAATATAATGGAAAAGAATATTTGCTGCATAGATTGGCTTGGTTATATATTTTTGGAGAGTTTCCTCCAAGATTTATAAAACACATAAATGGTATTTGTCATGATAATCGTATTGATAATTTGCGTCTTTCTTATGGTCCTGTCTCAGGCGATCAAACCTGAGACAGGATAGTAGCTAGTTTTTCTTGACTTCCTTGACAGCAAAATCGTCCTTATATTTCGAGAACATCGCCTGGGAAATGTGTTCGAAAGTAACCACGATGCGCGTAAACAGGAATTGATAGATGCGGGTGATTGGATCGTTAATTAACGTCCAAATTCCACTGGCAGGCCAGTAGCTCATCCAGAATATTATTTTTCCTTTATTATGGTTTGCGCTTGGAGGAAGCATGTTATTGCTTTTTGCTGACTTTAAGAAGCGAGCACGCCACGTATCGGTAGGATCAGGATTTGGGACTTCTTTTTCGGTTTTCGAAAGTCCTTCCCAATGCGACGTTTTCTTTAATGGAACCACTTCATCATTGATTGGTCCTTCGTATTTCAACCATTCCGCTCGGAATGTTTCATAACGATCACGTGCTTTGAGCACATAAAAAAACCACTTGATGAAACCCCAGATAATACCAAGCACCAGATAGCCGCCAATATATTCGGCAATGGCAACAGGATTATGGATCGCCCAAGGAATAATTCCTTTGTTTCCAAAGAAATAAAGAAGAGCACCAGTTACAATGATGGTAAGTACTGCTCCAATAGATTTTTCATTCTCCACGAATGCTATGAGAATGAAAAATGACAATAACGACACTATATAAAATGGGATAGTGCCGAAGGCCAATAGTGCAAAAAGCATGTCTGACTTTCAGATTAGGGTTGAAACAGCCGTAAGTCTCGCATAGGGAAACACCAAAAGTCAATCAAAATTTGTTGACAAAAAATCTCTTTCATTCTAAGGGAGGTTTCCCAGAAAACTTATTTGAGTTCTTTTTTCTCATAGATATTAATGGATTTCTTTCTAGGAGAAAGTTTAACTATTGACACAATTTCTATTTCATCAGCTAAATCTTCTCCGCTAATATCTCTTATGAAAGAGATAATTTGGTTTTTAGCCACATCTTCATTTGGAGCATAAGTATGCCATAGATTATCTTTGGCCAGCGAATATTTAGCAATCATATCTAAAAACTTTGGCGGAAAATTATCTATTTTCGCACCGAAAATCTTGTCTTTTGATCTATCCATCCCCACCGTATACCCTGTGATTGTTATGAGCGTCAATGGGGATAAATAAATGAAATTTACGACATGATGGATCAAACTGATGCGAGAATATATAGATTTGATTTTAATTTTTGAAGCTGTTGGGGATATCGAGAAAAAAGGTTCAGATAAAAGAGATGCTTTTCAAAAATTGGAAGATTTGATCAACCATCCTAATACTGAGCCAAATATTAAAAATATAGCTCAACGGAAATTAGATTACTTGAAATCTAAATTAGCAGCCGAAAAAAAGTCGTCTCCAAACGAAATTTTGTCAATGTTTCATGATTTTTTTGAAGTAATTAATAAATTTTGTGGAATAGGAAATAATCGATATAAATTTAAGTCTTTGCAATCCATCAAAAGTAAGAATATTTCAATATAGATACTAATTTATCTATTATGAATATTTTAGATAATATGACTGACGAAGAAAATGATAAAATACTTTGGGACATGGCTAAAAATTATCTGATCCAAAACTTTTTGCTTGACTGATGTTCAATTCATGATATCTTACAAATATAGTCATTCAGGAGATAATAATGCGCGCTCGTGAGATTATTGTTGAAAATCAAACTGGACTTTCTGAACAAGCGTTCGTTATGCTGCAAAAGCTTCGTAAGGGTATGGCGGCTTCTTTGAAAGCCGTGACCCTTGCGGAAATCTTCACCGTCATTCCCGGCTGGACCATCACCAAAAGTAAGTTCATGAAACCAAGCGATGGTGGTTGGATTCTTAAGGAATTGCCGGGTTCGAATTACAAGGTTTATAAGAAAATAAACGATGGCCGAATCCATTATTCAGCCAGCGTTTTAGAAGAAATTGAAGGCAATGATCACTACAATGTGGGTTGGCGGGGCCGCGATATTGAGAAGAAAGATCATTTGGTCAACGTAATTTTTCCGGCCCTTCAAAAGCTTTCGCAAGCCAAAGCCGGTAAGGTTCAAATTGTTGATCTGACGATTCATGAATATGTTGAAAACCGTCGCGATACGGTTGATGTTTCGTTTTTGCTCATGGTTCAATGCAACGGGTTCCTAATCACGTCTCCCGATCCCGATGGTCAAGCCTATGAAGTTTACGGCGATTATAAGAACGGCGCCATCGATCCTCATACTTTTGAAATGTTTTTTCATTGGGCGGTCGAAAATACAAACCTAATGGAAAGCATCCTGACCGTTCTTCATATGGAACCCCACGAAAAGAAGGTAGATTACGCTCAAGTTCGTTATGTGCCGCCTCCCACCGCCAGCGAAGAAGCAAAGCGCGTCTATAATCTTCTGGTTGAAATGACTAACGGTATTCGCGCCGAACAAAAGATCAACTTTATTAAGAATCTTAATGCTGTTTGCGACCGCTTTGAAAAGCTGGTGGCTAGCGATGATATGCGTGCGGACGAATATCGTAAAATGAATCCTATCATCAATCATGCTTTCAATGTTCGTAAGGGTGTGAACACTCGCGAACCAAATTGGGAAGAAATTATTGAAAAGGATGCTGAACGTTCGGTTACTGAAATCCAAAACATGTTCGTTTACAAGAATACCCGTAAGCTGGCTTCTATCCTTACCGCCAAGGGCAACATGAATGAACCAGAAATCCTTGATCTCAACTGTAATCGAGGTATGATCATGGGTTCTATAAAGTTCACCTTCACTGATGGATCGTCCTTTGTGGTGGATAACAGCATTGTCCAATCTTCGATGCCGGATAGTTTGGGCCGCTATACTTACTTCTACAGGTTCCCCACAACATTCCATGGCGTTGTGATGCCTGATGGTAGTAAGATGGGTCAACCTTCTGAGGAACGAATGAACGAAATTTTCGTTAAAGCGTAATAAATCTCTTGACCAAATAAAAAAATGCTGTAAAGTATACTTGTAAACCGACACAAGGAGATTTACCTATGACCAAGTTTTCTTTGATTGACAATGATAATGGCGTTTGCACATATAAGTGCAATGACACCAACGAAGTTTCTCAGTTTCGCGCCCATCCTACTGAACCTTTTGAATGGATCATCATGGGTGGTGATTACGACACCGCGTTTCGCATTATCGAAGCGTATATTACCCAGGGCATGAAGCAACATCAATATGCAGGCGGTTTCGAAGAAGCCGTTCGCGAATTGTCGATTTAAGGGAAGAAGTCCAATGAACCAAGAAAATGCTCTTAAGTTTGCTATGTCGGACGCGGCGATTGTCGCCGCTGTTCGGCTCTTACAAGAAGCAAGTGGATACGTTCTTATCGTGCATCGTCGCACTGTTGAGCAAATGGCGGAACTTGTTCCGGATGCTCTGGTGATGACAGTTCAAGAACTGTCCAACGATATGGAAAAAATGGAAGAAACTCGTCCGATCATTCTGACGAATTTTTCGGATTTTATTTACTTCCCCTACGACAATCAACAGGTTGAAAATCTCGAAGTAGTGGAAGCGGTCTATTTTACTCGATATGGAAAAAGTTTGATTATCGTGCCGGTTCCTGACGTGAGTATTTACAGTCGTCCGAACATGATTTTTTTGAATAAATCTGCTCAAATCTAATGAGCAACGTTCAACGCCGGAAGCTTTCGCGCGCTCTGTGGAACAAGTTTCGCGAGTTGGGCGGCTATGAAATCGATATTGAGGCTGATCATTTAGGTAAGCGATATGAAGTTAATAAGTTCGGTTTCTATGTTCGCGGCGAAGAAGATACTTTGAAGAGTATCCGCAAGCGGCTAGTAACTCGTCTTCAAACTGAAGAAGAATTTACAGTCGTCATTGATGAAAAGTTGAGAACAGTCACCGTTTCTAGAAGTGATCGCCAAGCCTACGCCGTAATTGGAGATGTATTTGGCACCCCCCATGAAGGAGAATTTGTAATTAGCATAGGAGTATATTTATGAGAAGGAAACTTATAGAATACTATATAATTAAACATAGACAGTGGCGTAAACGTATTGCCAAAAAGCAAAGCAATCATTGTTATTATTGTTCTACGACATTTGACGACAATAATTTGCAACTACGATGCACACTTGATCATTTTCTGCCAATTTCTTTGGGTGGCATTGATGATAGAAAAAATACCGTAGCTGCTTGTTTTCGTTGTAATAATCGGAAAGACAATCTTCATCCAAAAGATTTTCCGGCATCAGACGAATTTTCAGAAAATTATCAAAAACGTTTATATAAACTGTATGATTTTAAAAGACTCGTTTGATCGATTGAACGCGATCAGCGGGAAGTCTGAATTCGGATTCACCTAAAAGATATTCATCGGTCTGTTCTAATCTGACTTCACAGGCTAGAACACCGATATCTTTTTGCTCGCGATCTCTCATAATTTCCACTAATCGTTTTACTCCTATGAAAACAGGATTAACTCGAATTTTTGAGTGAGCCAGATAGTAGGAATACAGCATGACGACATCTTCTGGTGTCTTGACCCAATCGAACCCAGGATGGCCGCCATGCTGCTTTGCTAATCGTTCCTCAATACCTTCTGCTTGACCCCAACGAATAATGGTTCTGGCTGTTAGTTCTCCATGAGCAATAGCCCAAATGTCTTTGAAACAGCGCATGATGTTACGAGCTATTTCTATATCGTGAGTGAACGATATGGTGGTCTGCTCTCCAAAATTACCGAGGCCAACCCGTTCCACTGGTTTTTCTGATGAAAAGCCAGTTTCCAAAATCTCATTACAAAATGCGGTAGCGTGATAAAGAGTTTCTTGTTCTTCATGATCTGGACGATAGTTCCCATGATAACTTGATCCAAGAATTTTATCGATTACGGTCAATTTTCTTTTTATAAGCTCGAATACTTTTTTAGCAGAATCAATAGCATGTTTCATCATTCTGAAACCTTTTAGAAGACCCATAGCTTGGACATATTCTTCATCTTGTAGATTGTCAGGATCGCCTTCTTTGTAGCCATATTTGACGGCGCCAGCTTCGGCATTTTCAAAATTACTTAATTCTAGAAATGGTTCCATGTAAGAGAATGTTCCAAGAATATATTTCCAATGATTCTTTCCAAATTGTAGATACGCTTTAATATTATCAATAAGCCTATCTATTGGAACATTTCTTTCTAAAAAATATTCTTTGGTATACAGTAAGTTATTATATAAAATATTACTGCCACCATCCCAAAAATTTTCATCATAAGACAACCACATATCAAGCATTTTTTCGCCATCTCTGGTATTATTTTTTTCTATAATAGCAGTAGCTTCTTGAATTTCTTGTTTTATAGCAACAAGGTCTTTGACGCGATTCTTCAAAAATAAAGGAAGATTACGCGGCCTGTTTTCAATAGCTTCATTTATTTCATGAAAACGCATTACGGAAGGTGTTGCCAAACGTATCCCGCAACCGCATCTGTCACTATCATTTTTCGATAACCTTTTTTGATCTTAGTTTGGAATATTTTTTCACCATCGTTAAGGCTATCTATCATTTTGGTAGACAATCTGCCTTGATATTTACCCCAACATACGAAATATTCATTTCGTTTAGAGTCATAATATACTCCATATACTTTGTCGTGATTGTTTTCGGCATCTTGTAATCTTGCAAAATAATACAATGTTATGTTTTTGTATTGTGGACCAGCCGCATTTGGTGCTTCATCGTAATCATTATTTGATGTGTTATTGTAATTTTTGTTTGAATTTTTTGACGATTTTTCAGATTTCTTTGCATTATCTTTTTTGGCTTGCTCTTCTTCACGTTTTCTACGAAGTTCGGCAGCGGCGGCTTCTCTGGCTTCACGTTCGCGTTGACGTTTTTCTCGTTCTTGTGCTTCTTTGCGCCAATTTCCGGTTTCTTCCCGGTTCATACCAGCACTAGATTGCCCGCTACCATTTTTGATGGCTTCGAACCGTTGTAAGAAAGTCTTTTTGGTCGCATCTGACATATTTTCTGCTTCTGCGTTGGCTTTGATTTCAAAACGTTTCATAGCTTCACGCGCAGCGGCCTTCTCTCCTTCTGTTCCCCCTCGGTCAATGAGGGCCTTGATACCTCTAGCTCTAGATAAAAACGATTCGGTATCAAATTCGAGAAGGATACCTTCTGAAACGATTTGATAGATTTCCATAAGTTGGATATGATCGCGGATATTCATTTGACTATTTATAAAACATCTTGACTTTTGCGTGGCATTTTTTCATCATGTAAGATGATGTATGATATCACCGATAAAGAAGAGCGCGCCGCCCAAATGGTGGCGACAGTTTGTCAAAATTTATTGATGTATGGCGCAATAGATCGCACCAAAAATCTATACTCCAATTATGCAATAGTTATGGGCTTACGTCTCGATTGCTATTCAGAAAATAAGATTGAAGATATTGTCATAGATACTCAGTTAAAGAAATCGTTACGCCCTATACCAAGACATATGATATTCTATACACTTTTTACTAAAAACTGGACAGCGGATATTTTATACGACGCGCGAGGTTATTTATACTTTCCAGACATTTCATCGTCAGATCAAAAAAATATAAAATGGGGGGGATATTATCATTGTTTGCTTCGTTTTAGAGTAACGGATCAAGATGCATTCAATAAAGATATGTCTATATTGAAAATGATAGACGATTGGGAAGATCATATACGTATAGAATAAATATAATATGCTTGAAGAAACGCATCTTCCCCTTCGTAAAGGAACTATATCTAACTCTCGCGGAGTATATAGTGCTTTCATCGTAGTCATGAGCCCAATGAATTTTCTCAAGTTGACTACTGACGAATATGCTTTCCGGCAAATTCAAGACGATGTTGAAGACAACTATCAAAGTGGACAGCATGCAGAATACCAACAACAAGGCAATTATGAACTTCCATATCTGATTATCGATTATTACTCTGGAAAAGTTATAGGGCACGAAGGCAGACATCGCGCCATGATGATTCTAAAAGAAGGCGGATCACGTTTTCCATGTTCTATAGAATGTAGACAACCTAAAATATGGGAAGTAAAATATTACGAATATGCAGATGATGACATGCATTCACAAAGATTTACGAGTTCAGAAAAAGCCAGGGAATTCAGAGATTCGTTATATGCTGCAAATTTTGACAGTATAGATGAATTATACGATAATATAACTACCGAAATGGTTGGTGGCGGCTATATGCGTGGCTCTCCACGATCCAAAGGCTGGGATTATGACGCTTGGACTGTAGCTGACTTTCCAAAGTTTTTAGAAAGTCAATTTACTTCAGTAAAAGTTCCCGCAACTGCTATGAGAATTGGATTAGTCAAAGGATATAGTCACTTTAACAGATGAAATATATAACGGAAGCTGAATACAATATAGGTATTGCATATATAGATAAACATTTTGATGAAATTCGTCCTATTGGTTCACCAGAAGGAGATTACTTTGAAATGATTATGTATGCAGTTATGGATTATGAAGAAACCCATTATGATATAGCAGATTAGCTTACTGTATTATCATCATCATTGCGCTGAATCATGTATTGACGAATATCCAAGCGCAATTTAGGATTACGGTTCGTTAAGTGTAGCAAACCATGATCGTCGGTTCGCAAGTCCTGATTCGGATCAAATTCGTTATCAACTATTACTGACCAACGTTCAACATACTTACGATTTGTCTTACGACCGTGCCAATGATGGTGAATCAAACCGTTGCAATAACCAAGATCACAGTTGACTATTTTGGAGGCATTTGAGCACCATTCCAAAGCATCTCTTTTATATGCCTCGGATGCGGCGCCATGGATACCAAACGCGGGCTGGTTGATAAATGCCCAAGCCATATGATAGTCAGAAGCTCCAATGATAGTCTTTTCGTAGAGCCCTCCAAGTTTCTCCCAAGTCGAACGCTTCATAGCCCAAGCATATCCTGTATGCCACTCACAACCGCCGTAAGCATGACTGAATTTAATTCCATGATTAAAGCAATAGGCAAAACTTCTAACCACTTCTCGTTTGTCGGGAGTTGGAAAAGTTAATGGATGACCATTAGGATCAAGATCAACAGCGCGCGCCCACATCTGAACAACCTCGTATCGATTTAACTTATACATCGTTTCGACTGCGATATTAGAATTGAAAAACGTAAGATCGGTATCGATCCAAGCGAAATATTCGGCATCTGGATAAAGTTTTATAGCATTTTTGATGCCAAGATTTATTAGATTTTCCTTTTGAAAGAACTCGCTATCGGTTCTAAGTTGAAGATGATGCGGATTGTGATGGTCAGTAATTTGGAAGGGTGAGTGTTTACCAACTACTAATTCCACTTCATGTAAAGTAATTCCTAGACTTTGCATGTGTTCTCGAAATTGAAGGTAGTTTGCTAATGGTTTGTGAAAGCGATTGAAGTTAAAGTAGACAGCAATTACATGTAAATTTGCGGGGTTGTCGATAGACGTAGGAGTCGTTTTAGGAACGAGAGCTTCGAAGATTTTTTCGACCATGGATGACCTTAATGGGAAGAAGATTTTATGCTATTTAGTCTAACAAAATCTTCCACTTCTAGCCAATTTAAAATATTGTCAAGCTTTAATTATTATTTTTGTCATAATCAATTTGACGGAATTTTGAGTAAGCAAGTTCAAGCAATCTTTGATGAAATTCTTGATAATGGTCGAAAGATTTTCTAAACATTTGTTCATGTTTCTTGAAATCATCGAAGTTTATGGTATCCAAAATCTTCACAGGAAATCGTTTCATCCCAGATGTATAATCCGAATGCTCGCTAACTTTACCGAATCGTGGATCGACATACTTAACATCTTCTGGATCGACATAGAAAGGCACGCCTTCGCTGGCGCAATAAGACAGCGCATAAGTCATCATCATTCGTTTTATTTTGTCATTATCGCCACCAAATTGAACTAAAATACCCTTTCCATGTGGCACTCTTACCAAACATACACCAAGGACCATTTTTTCTATCCAGTATTCGTCGGTATCATTGCCGGTATTCTTATAAATGTCCTTCAATTTTTTATCGTATAACACACAATCGTTATCACCGACATAGAGCATCCAATCTTTTGGATCATGTGTGGCATAATTTGCTGTTGATTTAGTTTGACGTATATCTACTTTTGCGCTGTTGATAATCTCTTTGGCTCTCTTTACAGACATTTTTCCAGATTGAACCATCTTTGTATACAATCCAGATTTCATCGCATTTCTAACCATTTCACGATATACTTTTTGGAATGTTCTATAACCAGCGGAAGTGAACCCGCCAGATGTTTTAGTTGGTTCTAGTTCCCATGCAATTTTTCCGAGAATTGGGCCTAAGCCGAAGCCTCTATATTCTTGAGCCACTATGTATAATACACAACCCCATTCGTCCTGTAATGTTGCTACACATTGGTCGTTATCATCAAATATAGCAAAAGTATAGTCTTTACTATATGGTTTCATTCGGTTTCTAAGTGGTTCTGGTCTTTGTCTTATTTCTAATTTTACACCGTTGATCTTTATAGTCTTAATTAATTTGGTATAATTGGATTTTTTAATATACTCTCCTAGTCCCGCTATTGATGCTCCACGTTCATAAGCAGTATCAGGATGCCATTTTCCGTTTTGACCAACAATCTGATAATATTCATCGAACGTCAACAATGCTGGATTAAGCTGTTCTTTTTCAAAAAGGTCGATGATATGCATTTATATATTTATAGTTGCTTGACAAAAACTCTAAATATGCGATTATACTTTCATGACCAAACAAAACCCATACGACGTGAATTATCCTGGAAAATTCGAAACGGCCTTTGCCGGTTTCGATGATGGATTTTTTGCGTTTCGTTTGGTCCTTGGCGATCATAAAGGTCTTGACGCATGCATGTTCCAGATGGAAGTTAGCCAATGGCTTTTTGACAATGCCCAAGGCAAGTGGTATATGGGAAATGGGTTTCCCTATGAGGATCATCCTAAGATGAACTTATATAACCCTGCCCATACTGATTATTTTGTCCTGTTTGATCAATTCGTGGACGTAGTTGCTTTCGAAGATCAGTTTCCGGTTAACGGATTATCGCCTTCTATGTTGGTCTGAGGTTCTGATGTTCTATGAGCTTACATGCTAAAAATTATTTTCGACTCAAAAATCCAGAAGGTTTGTTTTGGGATGGAGAAATTTCTAAGAATAAATATCCAACTTTTTCGAAAGATGGCGAATTAATTTACAATATAGAAGCATTAAATAATAAACTTTCTAGATATGAATTATTTAGATTGTATTTTCCTTCTGTGCCAAAATTGACAACTGTTTCCTACGTAGTTGGAATTATTGAAGAACAAGAAAAGGAATCAATAATATCAGAGGCAAAAATACAATCAGCACGTATTGAGTTTTTGCAACCGAATAAATCATATTATGGTTCTCTTTCTCGCTTTCTAAATAATGGAATAGATAGAGACGCTTTAACAAACTTATTGAGTCATCCTGAATGTAATGAATTTTTATTCATGGGTTTTGCTAAACCAACAACATTGACGGATGAAGAAAAAAACTCAATAATATCAAGCTTAGATCGACCTTGTGTCTACCATGATTCTGTGGCTGTTCGTTCCATGAAAGACCTAATTTATTTCAAAATAGTTGTGGGAGATCGTTTTAAAACGTATATGGATTTGTATAAAAATCCATTTCCTATGCTTACCAAACAGCAGCAAAAAATCCACAACCCTACTTGACTATTATGGAAGTTAGGGATACAATTTTTCATGACCAGAGATTATAAAGAAACGCTGTTTTTACCAACTACCTCATTTTCCCTTCAAGGCACGAAGGATGAAAATATGGTAAGATCGAGCTTTGACTATTCACCAACGGTTAATCCCGATTTCGTTTTGCATGATGGCCCTCCATATGCCAACGGCGACATTCATATGGGGCATGCTTTAAACAAAATCTTGAAAGATATGGTTGTTCAATCTCAGCGTGGGCTTGGAAAATCTGTTGAATACAGGCCGGGATGGGATTGCCACGGCTTGCCAATTGAATCACAAGTCGAAAAAGAACTTCTGGAACAAGGTATCGCAAAGAACGATCTTTCGGTGATGGATTTCCGCTCGCGTTGCAGAGAATATGCAATGTCGTGGGTGGAAACACAAAAGAAACAATTTCAGTCACTAGGCGTTAGAGCAGATTGGGATAATCCTTATTTGACGATGAATTTCAAAACTGAAGCGACAATCGTTTCGAAGTTTCATAGTATGCTTATGCGTAACTGTGTTTATCGTGGAACAAAACCAGTTCAATGGAGCACTGTTGAACAAACGGCGTTGGCTGAAGCCGAAGTAGATTACAAAAATCTGAAAACACGATCTGTTTATGTTGCCTACACTATCGGCACAGATACAGAATGGATGCAGAATACTCGTGTTTTGATCTGGACTACTACACCATGGACGCTTCCCGCTAGTGCGGCAGTGGCCTTTAATCCAGATTTAGAATACGGCATCTATGAAGTTGTCGAAGTGGATAATGAAGCAAAATGTAAGCCGGGTGATCGCTTTATCCTAGCTGATGCTCGCGCAGAAGCGGTTATGACTGATATTCACGTTGATCGTTACACGTGGTTAGGCGCGACTGATCCTAGATTTTTGGTTGTTCGTCACCCCTTATATAAAGAAAATGAGGCGTTTGTTGCTGGCATTCCGTTGCTTCCTGGCAAGCATGTTACGGACGAAGCTGGAACCGGCTTGGTTCATACCGCGCCTGATCATGGACAAGAAGACTTCGCTTGCTGGAATGCTAGTAATCAAGGTGAATATCCTGTAGCTATCGGGCCGGATGGTGTGTATCTGGATTGGGTTCCGTATTTTGCCGGTCTGAATGTCTTGAATCAGACGCCAAAGGGCGAATATATTTTTGAATTCACCAACGCCAAAATCATCAAAGCGTTGGAAGATGCTGGCAATTTGGTTGGCGTAAACAATCTGGTGCATTCTTATCCGCATTCTTGGCGTTCGAAGGCGCCGTTGGTCTATCGCGTCACTCCACAATGGTTCTTGCGCCTCAAAGATACACGCGAATTGGCTGTTAAACTTCTAGATAATGTGAAATTTTATCCAGAAAGTTCAAAAAATCGTCTTGTCGCATCGGTTGAAAACCGTCCAGATTGGTTGCTAAGTCGGCAACGAGTTTGGGGGACGCCTATGGCAGTATTTCTGAACAATGTTAGTGGTGATGTTCTTCATTGTTGGGAGTTGAACGACAAAATCGCCAAGGTTTTCGCTGAAGAAGGCGGGGATGCTTGGTGGAAATATAGCACGTCGGAATGGTTCGCTGGTATCGATGCGATTTCTCATCTTGATCCAAATCATTATGAAAAGGTTAACGACGTTCTCGACGTTTGGTTTGATTCCGGTTGCAGTTTCCATTTCATCGACAAGAAGCCAGACCTTTGTATTGAAGGCTCTGATCAGCATAGAGGCTGGTATGGAAGCGCGTTGTTCGTTGGTCTGAATCACAATGTCAAGGCGCCCTGGAAGGCTCTGATGACGCATGGCTTTGTTCTCGACAAGAACGGCATCAAAATGTCTAAGAGTGCGGGGAATGTCGTTAATCCTCTGGTCGAAGCCAAAAAATACGGAACCGATGTTATTCGTATGTGGGCGGCCATGAGTGATTACACGCAAGACATGCGTGTTGGTGATCAAATCCTCAAGACGACTTCCGAACAATATCGCAAGCTTCGGAATACGCTGCGCTATCTGGTCAGCAATCTGCAAGGATATGAGTTTGGAAAGTTCAAATCTGAGTTTGATTTTCCATTAGAAACGCATGTTTTATATCTTCTTGAATCCTTAGAAGAAAAAATTCGTCTGGCCTATTCCGAATACCGTTTCAATGACGTAATGCGTGATATCATGCAGTTTTGCAATAATGATTTGTCTGCGTTCTATTTCGATATCCGTAAAGACATGCTTTATTGTGATGCAGAGACTTCGGAAAATCGGCAAGCTTGCCTGGAAACCCTTTCGCGTGTTTTTGATTGTCTTACTTCTTGGCTTATGCCGATCCTTCCCTTTGCCGCTACCGAAGCTCGCCAACTGGTAGGACGTCCGGTAGATTCTGTTTTTGCTATGGCTCCGAATGTATCTCCGTGGGAATATGCGAACGAAAAACAATGGGCTGTTGTTCGCTCGACCATCAAGAATGTAAATGAAGCGTTGGAAGAAAAACGCAAGGCTAAAGAAATCGGCGGTGCTTTGGAAGCGAATGTTTTGGTATTCCTTCCTAAGGATGATTTCGCGGAGTTTTGTGATGGAGTAGATTTGCGTAATCAAGCGGTTGATTTCTTCAGAACAAGTCAGGCGACCATCTTCGAATCTGTTGATGATTCGGTAAAAGTGGAAGTCTATAAAGCACAAGGTAATAAGTGTGCTCGTTCTTGGAAAATTCTTACAGAAGTAGGGACAGATTCAGCGTATCCTGATTTGTCTCTGCGTGATGCGGAGGCGGTTAGACAATGGGATTTAAAAAATGGGTCGTTATAATTCTAGAATAAAAAAGACGCGATCATTTTCAAAATGTTTTGGCATGAATTGGAATGAATAATGAACGATCTTCTAGATAGAATTATTTTTAGGCAGGGGTTCAATGATGTGGTGTGCTCTCCTTGGAGAGTTATCATCGATCTTCATGATACCTCACTACTATCGCTATTCAAATATTTAACAAAAACAAAAGAATTTATGGTTGAATATCCAATATTGAAGATCAATACTTTTGATCCAAAAATATTGGAAGATGTTTATTCTTACCAATATCGTAATGTAATTTTTCCGAAGTATAATTTTACCGTTACTTATTCAAAGGAAACTATTGATTGGATATCACATAATTGTTCAACGAGTTCATGGGTGATGTGGCGCGACAGATTAAGAGTCTATATAGAAGACATAAAAGAAGCGGCATTGTTCAAAATGTTTTGGGAGGAAACATGAGTGAGAAGTTTCCTCATAAAGTACAAATATCACGCGTAGCAAGTAATGGCTCTTATGGTGAGTATATACGATACATAGACCGTAAAGAAAAAATATACCAATGGATTGAAGTTAATATTGGTATCCGTGGAGATACTGATAATCCATGTTGGATAGAAGATCGTCCAAATTTATTTGCATTTTCGGATAAAAAAAACGCAACCCTATTCAAAATGTTTTGGGGCTGAAAATGAAAGTATATCTTAATAGTTTTCCTATATGGACTCCTCCCGGTAATCCGGTTATTGAACCAAACTGGGTAGGAGGCAAATATCCTCATACAGCAGAAGGTTTGCGTATAAGACGGGATGTCATAAGATGGTGTGAAGATAATTTACATTTTAAATCTAAATTGCAGAAAAATGATGAAGGTTATTATATAGAATTCCCAAATAAAAATGATGCGGCTTTGTTCAAACTATTTTGTTTTTAGAATGTTAACGTACAACTTCCATGAAGAGGAATATATTGAAGATGGCCTTTATGGGCCTTTATATAATAACATACCATTTAGTCACTCATTAGAGGATGAATATTTGCCATATTGGATACCTTTTAAAGAAGATTATTTTATAGAAGATTATAATTTTATTTCTTATGAAACACATGAAGAAATACGAAAGTGGTTGTTAGATAATATCGGTCCAGAATTAATCTATAGTTATCAAATTTTACATGGAGTGTACGAATGGAGATCATATTATGATGGATGTCGGTTTAAAAATAAAAATGATGCCGCTTTGTTCAAACTATTCTGGTGCTAAATAATGCATGTTTTCAATGCGTCATTTTATAAACTTAACGGATTCATATCAAGATGATTCTAATAAAATTGACGCTAAATCTTTGGAAGATAACATAAACCTTGATTTTTCTGGATTTGAGAAAGAAAATAAACAGCTATCTTCTGAATATATAGTTGATGATAAGGAAATACAAAAGGCTATAAAGCATTATACTCATGCATCATCTATCAATGATGAATTGATACGAGCTAATGGTAATATAGATAAACTGCCAACAGATTTTCGAACAGAATACAATCTGTTAATGAAGCTAGAAGGCAATCTTCAAGAAAATCATCATGTCTATAGTGGTACAGGAACTTTCAATCCTCTTGATGTAGTGGTAGATAATGTATTCAATACTCCAGCTTTTTTAAGTACCTCTTTAAGTATAAAAGTCGCCGTCAAAACAGACAATTTTAGACGAAAAGATTCCGATGAAGATCATATCATCCATTTATTTCTTCCTAAAGGATTTACAGGCGGTTTTTATATAGCTCCTTATTCCTATGATCCAGAAGAACTGGAATTCCTAATATTTCCAAATGAAAAATTTCGTCATATTGGAGATCAAAAATTAGAATTAGATGGTGTTCATAGAATAATACATAGTTTTAAACCTGTTTGATTTTAACTCCACGCATTTTTCCAATATTTTCGTAAATTTCAGAGTTTGGCAGTTTTGCCTCCCAATGAGAAAAATATGGAAATGCGGGAATCTACAAGAATTTATAGGAAATTGGATTCTTATAATAATTTAAAGTATAGATTTAAGTATTTGTAAATTTTATTAAATAATATTCATATATTATTGGAGAATTCTATGAGAAAAAATTACGGTTGGTTAGCGGATAGACCCGATCCCCGAGATTTATATTACGCTGATGTACATTCTCCTTTGGCATTAGCTCGTAAATTTGGAATTGTAGTAAATCCTCATATTGACGTTCAAAATCCAATAGTTCCCGTAACGCCTATTCATGCAAATCCGGTTGGTCTTGGTACAGATGGTCTTCCTTTATCTGTTAGCCTTCGTTCTGAAATGCCTGCGGTCTTCGATCAATCTACTTTGGGAGCATGTGTTGCTCATTCGACTTGCGCGATGTTTCAATTTGCTCATGGAGCCACTAAAACTATTGAACAAAATTATAGCAGACTTTCTCTTTATTATCAGGCTCGTTTAATGGAAGGAACGCAAAATTCTGACTCAGGATGTATAAATAGAGACGCAATTTCGGTATGCGCTCAAAAAGGGGTAGGGCTTGAGATAGATTTTCCATATGATGTCACCAAATATATGATTGCACCCCCTCAGAAAGAGCTTGAAGAAGGATTAGAAAATAAAGCTATTGAATATTCAAGGCTCGTATCTAGATCAGATTTTAGAAATTGTTTGGCTCAAGGTCATCCTTTTATCGTAGGCATAACCATTTTTGGTAGTTTCGAAAGCAACGAAGTAGCAAAAACAGGTATAGTTCCTATGCCACAATATGGTGAACAAATGCTCGGCGGACATTCTGTTTGTGTCGTCGGTTATGATAATAACTACAAAAGTATGGGCGAATATTACGAAGTAAGAAATTCTTGGGGTCCTAATTGGGGCGATCAAGGATATTTCTGGCTCCCAGCCGCTTATCTTGAACCAACTGGCAATAATCAAAATTTGGCAAGCGATTTCTGGTGCATAAGACGCTAACATCAATATAATTAACTAAATACTTTATATATGGAGTTAATCCAAATATGGAGAAGTTATGAGTAAAATTTCTGAAATGGAAACGGCGTTGGCCGAGTTGGAAAAAGAAAAAAATAGTAAAATTCATGAATTACCAGTAATTTTAGTTCCAGACAAAATTGGATATGTTCGTAGAAATAATAGCGAAGCCATTTTTTGTAATTAAGTTGTCTGGAATAGAAAATATATACACATTTTTTCCTGTTGAAGAACAATATGTTTCCAAGTTTACTATGGAACCTCAGAAATATGAATTTGAGTATGAAATGGAAACTTCGCGTTTCGCTGAAATAGTTCAATGGATTGATTCTCAATCAGGAGCAGAAAAATGGTCAGTAAATCAAAAAGTTTTTAGAAAATTTGTGCAGTTTCATGGAAATATATGTGCTACTTCGTCAGTATTTTCAGAAATTGAAAAAGTTTTAACTGTTTTTAGTTTTTCTTGTGATAAAGCAACTACATTATTTAAGATGTTTCAGACATGATCGATGATGTAATTGAAATGTTTCGGGCTACGCAAAAGGTCGAAGAAAAACAACATCTGATAGCGAACAATCCGATGGAAAGTAGATCATCGGTTGATCAACCGTTTGAGGTTCAATATGCAAATCTCCATGGGCTAACAGAGTATAGCAGCATACAAGAAACAATGTATCGTGCGGCTATTTGGATAACGGATCAATTGCCAACAGCAAAATGGTCTGTAAGAATTGAGGAAATCAGAAACGCAAAAGTAGTAGACCGTATAGAACAAACGAATATTTACATAGCGTTTGATACCGCAGAAGCTGCCACTCTATTTAAGGTGTTTCAGACATGATCGATGAAATTGCTAATATGTTTTCTGCTATGCAGAAAGCGGAAGAAAAAAAGAGATTACAGTTAGAACAAGAAAGCCGACTTCCGGTTATATTAACACCAGAAGCAGTAGGTTATTCGCGAGATGGTGAAAATAATACTATATACATTATTAGACTTACTGGTAAAGGAAAACCTCCGAACCTGAAATCCAATCTAAAAATAGAAGAAAAATTAGCTCAACACTTTACTATTGAAGAACAAAATTTTGAAGTCGAGTATAAAACACAAATGTCTAACGAGCAGTTTTTAGAAGCAGTAGAATGGATAAATTCTCAATTAGCATCAAAGTGGTCGGTCTTACAAAAAACTTTCTTAAATCCTGGAAGAACTATGATAGAAAAAACAACAACATATTTTAGTTTTTCTACATCGAAGGATGCTGCTCTTTTCAAAATGTTTCATACCTGAGTGATATATTTAATTTAAGATAGAACAATATTTGTACATAGGATTCGACACGGCCGTAGATGTATTATGTAGTTGTTCGTGGACAAGCCACTACGATTCTTAATTGAATGTCGCCCCACGAGGTGTACCTCTTGAGTTGCTTGGTCGTAAAAGGTCCCTGGTTCGCTAATGCGGATCAGGGACCTTTTGTTTGACAACACAATTCGCCGCCTATAAGTGGGTTTTATGAGCAGAACAGAACTTTTCATTCTAGGTGGACCCGAGCCGGGTGAACTTGGATCAACCAGCAACTCTTGGCGCGGTGGTATGTATGTCTGGAACGAGATAGCCAAAAAGTATTTTGGCCTTGAAGGTTTCCCGATGTTCGATCAGAGCAAACAAAATGCCATCTGGAATGCCTCTTTTCCTGAAATGACGTTGGCCGAACACATAGTTCTAATGACTACGATGGATAGAGCAACTGTTAAGACTTCGGATTGTGAAGCAATTGCCGTCGCGTTTGAAGAATACTTCAATATGTATCCGTCCAGTAGTCTTTATGAGCAAGCTCAACTCTTGAGAAGTGTCGTCGTTCATCCTGAAGCAATTATCGCCTGGAATCAAACTTCTGTTTCAGAGTTTTGGGGGATGCGTTTTGAATATGATGAAGGCACTGATGACGAAGATGAGAATGCGGAAGGTGATTACGTCTTCTATGATCCTTCGACACAAGACAAACATTTTGATGCATACGCTGCTGCATTAACAAAATATAGGAAATGGCATGAACCAAAATCTGAGCCCGAACCCACACAATATATGGGGATTCTGCGAACTCTAATTTGACAAAAAATCACTCATAGGTTATAAAACAGTATGAGCCGTACTGAAATTTATGCCCTTGGTGGAGCACACAATGGTCTTATTGACGAAGTAAGAAATAGCTGGCGAGGTGCAATGTATGTCTGGGATGACATCGCCAAACGCTACTTAGGATTTAAAACTTTCTTCTCTTTAAATGAAGAGGATCAAAAGAAAGTATGGAATGCATCATTTCCAGAGATGACTTTAGCAGAGCACATAGTTCTTATGACAACTATGGATAATGCAACCGTTAAAATTTATGATGTTGAGGCGGTTGCTTCCGCATTTGAAGAATATGGAAAAAATCATCCCAATAGCAGTTTCGTTGAACAAGCTGAAATTTTAAGAAACTCTTTGCAAACTACATCATCAAATCCATTTCGAGTTATAGCTTGGAACCAGACTTCGGTATCCGAGTTCTGGGGAGAAAAAAATGATGGAGATGGTAACTACACTTATTACGACCCAGATACACAAGATAAGCATTTTGATGCCTATACAGCAGCGATAGAAAATTATAAAAAATTACATGAAACAAAATCATAAAAAACACTAAATACAGGAATATATTGAACATTTAGTCTACATTTAGTATAAATACAGTATGAAAATCTTCAACGCACTCCTTCTTTTGATCACGGCTGGTCTCATTTCGACTATTGCCGCATACATGTCCATTTATGGAATGTTGGCTCTTTTTCCTACTGGTGGTCTCATCATCGCTTTGATGATGGGTTTCCTTGAATTTGGAAAACTGGTTAATGCCGCTTGGATTCACTCGAACTGGCGTAGCACAAACGTATCCAGATTGCATAAAACGTATCTGGTTGCCGCTGTCGCATCCTTGATGGTCATTACTTCCATGGGTATTTATGGCTTCCTGGCTAAATCTCATTTGGAGCAAACCGGTCCAGAGGGTAATATTCAGGTTCAGATCGATCAAAAGAATCAAGAAATGGCTCCTTTGATCTCGCAGAGAGATCAATTGTTAAAAGAACAGCAAAGTTCTAATGCTGTTATAAATGGATTATTGCAGTCGAATCAGGCTAAAGGCGCCGGAAAATTCCTTAAGGGGCAGCAAAGCGCAAATTCTGGTTTGCAAGCCAAAATCGATGCTGTTGATGCTCAAATCAATCAGAAAAATACTGAACTTGTTCCCTTGAAGTTGAAGGTCAATGAAGTAGAGTCAAAGCTTGGGCCTATGAAATACGTGGGTAAATTATTTGGCTTCAAGGATTCTGAAAATGCTGTTCAGATGGTCATTGTAATTTTGATTTTCGTATTTGATCCCTTGGCTGTCGTCATGCTTATTTCTGGCACAATTACATGGCATGAATTTTTGGAAGAACGCCGTAATAAAAAAAGTACAGCCACGTTGAACCAGTATGTTGTTCCTACCCAAATTAATCCAGAAGTTACTTCAACACCAATCGAAGAGCCTTTTTGGAAAACTCTTGGCTTTGAAAGTGAAAAAGATAAACATGAATATGAAGAAAAACTTCGTGGTTCAAAAGTAGCACCAGAAATAGTTCCAGAAATAGTTCCAGAAGTGATTCCAGAAATAGTTCCAGAAGTGATTCCAGAAATAGTTCCAGAAGTGATTCCAGAAATAGTTCCAGAAGTGATTCCTGAAGTGGTAATTGAACCGGTTGCGCCTAAACCTTTATGGAATGCTGGTCGATCCGTTGCATCGGAAGTTCCTGAAACTCGAATTGTTGATTATGGTCCAGTTTCTACTAAAACCGATGATCGTAAATACGCTACTTTACAAACAGAGGCGGAACTTGAAGAAAAGAAAAACCCTGTTGATTTGAGAGATCAGTTGGTTGCTCTTCTAGAAAAGAATCCAGCACTATTAGCAGATATTATGGCGGCTATTGACGAAGCCAAAACAGCTAGGGAATCAATCTGAAGATGACCCTCGTTGAAGAAATGGATCATTAATCACAAATTCATTTCCTCGTTTCATGTAATTTTTTTCATGTAAATCGAAACCGATACTGTCATTTTTGTTAGCATAATCGATCAATCCTCTAAAGGTCATCAGTAGATTCTTCAAATCTGGATTCTTTTCTATAAATTTGTCAATTTTTGGATTGTTTATATCGTGATACATGAATAATAATGGAGCAATTCGGCGCCATTCTTGAGACGTAAGTGGTGTTAGTTCTTCTGCTCGCACCATTCGATAGTCTTTATTGATTTTTACGCTGTTTCCTCTAAACTTCGGAAGACATGGGCTTTTATGCGTCTGACAATAATTCAAAAAATATTGAAATGGTGTATCAGAAGCTAAGAAAATTTTGACTACTAAATTGGGGTTGGTTTTATACGCAAACAATCTGCTCTGTGATCCCATGCCTATATACTCAAAACCTTTTTCTTCCATGTATTCAACTATACTTGTATCCCATGGCATTGGAGCGACCATAGCTAATTTTCTAGCACGATCACTTTTTATTCCGTAAAGTTCATGAAGTTTCATATGATTATTTAATTATTTACTTATAATTGCGCGCGGAAATGAAATTCCTTCTAAATTGAATATTTTTTCTTTTCGCTCAAGATGAATAGTAGAATCTTTGTAAAGCCATTTTTTAAATTCTTGAATATCTTGTTGTTTTCCTATACGTAAATCACTCATTTCTGTATATTTTCTGTCTCGTATGAATGTTTTACACGGCAAATATTTTGCCATTTCATCTAAAAAAGTCCTCGTTCCTATTATAGAAATGCCCAATCGTTCAGTTCTCTTTACTTTAAATATGCTCCCGTCCGCATCAAAATATCCTCTCACAAAATGATTTATCAAATGTTTTGGAACGGTATTTTGAGAAGGCATCGTAAGCGTTTTGCTTTTAGCTTGTGGACACCCTTTTTCTGCTAATGCTTGACTAATGTGTTTACCAAATAGTGCGAATACATAGGTTTCAGAACGTGCATAACCATCGGCTGTTCGTTTTTTCTGATTTAATATGTGAAATGGATGATTACTTTCCATAGCTGTTCTGATTTTATCAAGAATTTCGTAATCAGTAATTCTTATGGCTATATTGTTCTTGTTTTCATAATTATAACCATCTCCGTAATAAAATCCAAGAACATATGCTTTTTGTTCGGTATCTATATTATCAAAAAAATGTATATTATACTTATAAGTTGAACAAGATTCACTCAAAGTTCTACGATTTACTGATAATATATCTAAACATCTGCCTACGGTAGGAGAAGATACATTAAATTTTTCAGATATTTCGGCTAATGTTGATCCATTTTTATACATTTGGACAACTTCGTTAGTATGTTTTTCTAATTTACGCATAATGTATTTATCTAAACCATACTGGACCGGCGTTTATAACGATTTTCGTTGTTCTTTTATGGCTGCACTCATGTCACTTAAATGCCATGCAGTCACCTTGATGGATCGATTTAAATGCTTGCACACTATTCCTTTAAGATGCGGATTTCTTATATGAGGAAATCTAACTTCTGGAATGATCGCGGCATCAAGTTGAGTTAAGATATACTGTGAGCCCCAAAATTTAAAACTAGGGCACGGACAGTGGACACGTATGTTCGACCCCCAAAGTAACAATCTTGCGACTTCTGGTGCCGTTAAAGATAAATCTCGTTTTTGCTCTTCCCAATCTACCCATTGAATATAAGTATTCCATCCGTTATAAGAATTTGGAACAAAATACTTCATTGTGTCACCTTTAATGCCAACAATTTTTACATATTTTATTAGCGGAGCATAGTCACGGTGAGGAAGATTATTCGGATTGATTTCCGCCATGAAATCTTTATAGGTTGCCTCATCCAAGATCGGAGGAACGTGATCCTCAAAATAGGCATGTAGGTGGGGATGAATATGATCCATCGACTATTTATTCAATCTTCATCTGATTCATCGCCAAACCAATCTTCATCTGATTCATCGCCAAACTTTGAATAGTTTGAATCTGTTACATCTACGGTTGATTCATCATCTCGTTGTGCTAAAATACGAAACTCGCCGAGTCTTTGTATATTTTGATTATGATAAATTGCTGGAATTATTTCATCATTTATATATGTTTCATCGTATTCATAAGCATGATGTAACATAAGGTAAACTCTTACATTATATCTCTTGCCAGAATATTGTGCTCCGATAAAAGCGGTTGGATATTTCGGATCGATTTCATTAACATAGGCTTGATTTATTTGTTCGTGCGTCGCTAAATTAGACTTCCGTGATAATAACCGTCATTGAAACCTTTTGGTAAAGAAACTCTATTTCTCAACGTTTCTACAAGGTTGATCCACTCGCGCATCCACTATTTATAATGATAAAAACTCTTGACTAAAAATCTTTCTTGAGATAGCCTTGGATTATCGAAACCATTTTAAAGGAGATAAAAATGCGCAATAGTTTGAATCGTAAGCCTTCGCCGCTTAGTGTTTGGCGGGCTCAATATAACTATGTCAGTTCCCAGATTCGCAAGACGAAGGATGCGAATAAGTCTGGAAGCAAGGCAGTGGCCAATTTGGAATGTTTCATTAATCTGGAAGTTGGTGGTGGTTATACGCCTGCTCAAATTGAACTCTTCTTGCGCTTGATTCGCCTTGTGAAGGACAATGCCACCAATCAACGAAATGTTATCTATCTTCGCAAGGAAGCTCGTCGCTTGATGGGAACGCGCGCGTCGGCTCGCGATCTTGCCCGCGCTATGTGGCAATCAAACCAGCGCGGTTCTATTTAAATTTCTGGGGCCGGTAATACGGCCCCAGAACCTTTTATTATTGAAATCGTTCGTATGCATTATAAATAATGAATGCGCGAGTGGATTAATCTTTTCGAAGACCCAAGGATCAATCATCCTAAGAGAATTAATACGGCTGAATCCGAAGGTTTTGACACTAGCAAAATTTGGTATCATGGCTCTGGTAAAACTTTCACTAAGTTCAAAGAACCTGACGATAAAGGGATAAATGAGCTTGGTATTGGTGTTTATCTTACCAGCGAAAAATATTTAGCTAATACATGGGCTCGCCGAGGCGGAAAAATATACGAATGTTTCATAAAGCCAGGAGATATTTACGATTTCTCTAAACCATTGACTCCCGCAGTTATAAATCGTCTTCATACGGGTCATTCAAAATTCATGGAAAATCGTTATGGACCCAAATCCGCATATTCTCTTAAATCTTTTATGAATATTTTGAGAAATAAAACCGACCGTCAAACAAACAAAACTTATCTGCATCCTGATGCCAATAAATTATTGAATTTGTCTGGTTATATCGGAGCTATCGATCATCGTAGTCAGATACCGGGCCAAATTGTCATTTTTGATCCACGAAATGTTTTCATATTACGTCGGCTTCCCGGTGAATAATCGTTTGATAAACTAAAAATTGATGATATATGTAGGGTCAATTTTTTGTCCAACAAGGGTTTTGAAATGTCTTCCGAAGCGGTTATTGTTCTAGAAGCTGGAACGGTCGTAGATCGTTCAAAGCTAGCATCTATGTCGAATGAAAAAATTGCTGAGATTATGGCTGATCTGTATAAGACTCCCGATGCCCGCGTCGTTTTCACGGATAACGCTGCTCGTTTTTTCAGCGTTGATTCGGTGTTGGCCGCATTGGAGACTGATACTGCGCCGCATCTTGATTTGTTGCTTGCATATAATTCTTTGCAACTGGCTTCCGAAGATTTGGCGGCCGTTGAGCGTTCCATGCGTGTTAAGAAATATGTCAGAGATACTATCAAGGAACGTATAAAGTCTAGTTTGCCTCTTTACGTTTTTGAGACTGTTCCTTCTGATTGGAATATTGATACGAACCTCACGATTACATCGAGAATCATTCGTCGAGTCAACAGAGGGGAATGGGAATCTTATTCCATCGGCGTGAAAACTTGTGAATCTCTGTGGCTGCATGTTGCTCCGCTTTGGGCAAAGCAAGTTCGCCACTTGGATACGTATTATGTTCGCGCCAGCGGTTATAATGAATCGACTCGCGCCACCGATACCAATGTTCAAATCGGTTGCCAAACGGTGCAACGCTATGAATTAGAGCAAGTAGCTCTCAAATTCGGCTGGGCCTTCCCAACGACTGCAACAACGGAGCAATAATATGAAGAAATTCTGGCTTTGGTCAAGTGTCGGTGTTGGTTCTATCGCTGTCTTTCTTTGGATGACGGGAATTATCGGATGGACCGACAATGGTGCCACCAGACGAGCCCTGGCAGGGTCAGGATATACCAATGTCCAAATTAAGGGTTATCCCTTGTTTGGAATTGGTTGTGATCATACTGACACCGTTCGAACCAAGTTCGAAGCTACTTCCTCTACCGGTGTCAAGATCACTGGTGTCGTTTGTAAGGGTTGGGGTTTTGGTAAAGCTTCAACCATTCGCACGTTCTGATCTATCGCGTAATGTTCAGATGTAAGGAGAATGGGAGTGCTCCCTTTTCTAACATGCAAACAACTTCTGAAAAAGTAATTGAAATATTAAAAAACAAACATCGGTTGGATACACGATATTTTTTTGGTAATTCAACAATAAATAAATCCTCAATTCAATATGCGGAAAAAATAGCTGACGATTTGGCTAGAAACTGGAAACATTCATATGATAAAATCAAAAGAAGAACTTCGGTCCAACGAAATATTCGTATGATTTTATCAGAAGCGCAAAACCACAGATGTTGCTATTGTGGTTTTGCGTTTTCATATAGAGACATTTATGATAGTCGAGGAAAAAATAATATTAGAACCGCAACTTATGAACATGTAATAAATGTATCAGATATTGAGTGCTCCAAAAATCAAAAACGAAAGTATCTCGATTTTTCTAATATAGCTATAGCCTGTAATTTATGTAACTCGATTAGAGCTAAAACGACGTTCGATGCCTATCAATTTTATGATTGGGTTCAAAATCATTTAGACATCATCCAATATATCGCAGATGGTAAAATTAAAGCAAATCGGAAAACAATGCTGCCATATTTTGGAAAAGAGTATTGTCGGCCAGGATTTAAGTGATGACCGATACTTATAAAATAGCGAAAACGCGTAAAAGATTGTTGGAATCTCAAAATCATAGATGTGCTACCTGCACTAAATCTATAGAGTTTGATACATCTGGATGTATTGTTTTTAATAGACTGCAACCACGGACATATAATAATAGTGTTGCGTTATGTTTAGAATGCTCAAGTCGTCAAGGAATATATTCATCCTTGATGGAATATTATAATGATATGAATCGGTATAGTCAAAAAATAAAACCTGAGCAAAAAATATATCCAGATCATCCGAAGATAGTTATAACTAAATTAGCGAATTTGTGTTTAAAAAATAATATTCATTTTCAATATTGGGTTTTTAATATGGAGAATTATAAGTATTGTCCACCTGAGTTTTTAGACGCGGTAGTTGAAGCATTATTCAGAAGACTTCAAAATAAATTAAGTATTGATGACGCTCTGTCAAAACGACGGAAAATGACTGTTTCTGAAGCACAAAATCATCGTTGTTGTTATTGTGGATATCGTTTCACACATGAAGAACCAGAAAATTCAGTAAGAAGTTGGTCATGGGAACATGTCGTTGATCGCAATGACAAAGAACGTGAACGCACACATGAATATGATAATTTGGTTATCGCTTGCCATTTGTGTAATTCTCTGAGAGGGAAAACACATTGGTCTGTCGAGATTTTTTATGATTGGATAAAAAATAATTTAGAATTTTTATATTCCTCGGCGGAAAATGAATGGAAAAATTTTGCTGATTTAGTTCATATAACTCAAATATACGCTATTGATAATGGACTTAACTGGGGAACTGAACGATTTTCTACTCAAGAATTATGGGTTCCTTGGCGGATAAGAAACTTGATTAATGCAGAAAGTCCTGATATAGAATGTCCAAGTTCCTCCATTCCAGGGGTGGATATGGAAGAGCCCGCGTAATGGAAAACCCTCATTTTAACGAATGAGGGTTTTCTGTTGAATATTGAGTTATAATTCTAAAATATTATCGCTACCATAGTAATCAATGCGCCAAGCTATAATTTTATCTCCTTTTTCTAAGTTATCTTTTGCGGTAATTACATACATAATTTCTGCCTATGGCAAAATGTTTAACTACGATGGTTGTGCTCATCGTTTGAATCTTTATTTATCTTATCTCTCTTGACAAGTCAATATATTGCTGATATTAATAAAATAAAATGAAAAATGAAAATGAAATACAGATGGATTTTTATCAAAAATGTGCTAATCTCTTCGGGCTCGAAAGCGATTATAAGCCATTTCCCTACAGAAAAAGAACTCGCTGGAACAATCGTTCCGCTGGTAATGGCCGCTACGAAGGTAGAGGATTGATCAGAATGTTCTCTCCAACACTAATTATCGTCACTCTGCATAATCCAAAATTGACCGGACAATTCAAGTCTGGTGACGAAGCCTTATTGGCTATTGAACAAGCATTGGTAATAGCCAATGGCTAAGCCCAGCTAACTCCCATATTGTTCTGCTGAGCATAGTCTAATATTTTCATTAAAGTGCTGATGTATCGAGTAATTTGAGTGTCATCAACACCAAAATCTAGCATTTGCGGCCCTGTTGTTATTCTTGGAATATCACCGCTTCGATCAACTTTACGTTCGCCTTTGAATTCGGTTGGTTCTATTTGATAGGATTTAGTATCACCATTCATCAACCGGATTAGTCGTCTCTTAATGGTTGGTATTTCATTCGGCGGAATCCATCCCGAGTAGTCATCACACTCCACTCCCAACAAACTACATACGACTTGCATATTTCTATTGGAAACATTCATCATCGGAAAATTATATATTGTTTCTGTTTCAATTCCGGTTCCTTGACAATACGGGCAAATATTTTTTCTACCGTAGAATTCACCATATTTTGTATCAGAGCACTCTGAACAAGGCTTTTCCATTTTCTCGGAACCATTTGGTGGAAAGTCGATATATTTTTCCCCATCTCTTATAGATAGCACGGCGGGATGAAAGTCTACACTTTCAGTTATCTGGATCGCATCAATAAAGTTTCTCATAAAAATTATTTATCTTATGCCTTGACGAATAATCGATTCGTGGTATCTTACAAATATAAGCGATCAACGGTATCGCATTCGCAAAGGAGATCAACATCATGGAAACCGAGACCCGTAGCATTTTCGAAATTCCCGCCGAGAATATGTCAAAGTTTCAAGAGCAAATGGTGAAGTTGTCAAAGAAATCAGTTCGTCTCATTGGCCTTCCCATCGCTCCCCTGGTCTTCAGCCACGAGACCCGCGAGATGGCGGACGGTCAAAAGCATCGCGTTTATAGTGTCATGCTGACTGCCCAAGTCCCTCAACTGGAAGGCTGGACTTTCGTCGCTCGTCTCGATCACGCCAATGAAACCGGGACTGTTATTCGGATGGTTCCCAATACGGGCGTTGAACTTCCTGAACAATATCGCCACGCTAAGAATACCACGTGCGATCATTGCCGTGTTAATCGTTACCGGCGCGACACTTTTGTCATTCGTAATGATGAGACTGGTATCTTTAAGCAAGTCGGAAGCCAATGTCTGAAGGATTTCTTCGGTCATGACCCCTACAAGATTGCCAAGCTAGCCGAATTGCTTGGTTATGCCGATGAATGCGCTCGGGGCGCCACGCATTTCGATGGTCACGCCGACCTTCGTTTCATCGATCTGGAAGATTTTCTTAACTACGCCGCCCATTCTGTTCTTACTAACGGTTGGGTTTCTGGAAAGGCCGCTTTCGAAAATGAACGGCTGACTTCGACTCGGGAAAATGCTTCAATCATGATGCACATTGATTCCGAAGCTCGTCTTCGTGGCCGCTCTGCTGAAACTATCATCACCGAAGCTGACCGCGCTCTTGCCGCCGCCGCTCTGGAATGGGCACAAAGCCTTGGTGAAAAGTCTTCTCTGAACGATTACGAGCATAACGTTCTCGTGATTGCCAATGCGACCATGATCGAGCCTCGCTCTATGGGTATCGCTGCTTCCATCGTCGGCGTTCATTACATGAATGTTCAACGGAGCCAACCTACGGTTTCTCGCACCGCCGAAATCAATAGTTTTCACAAGGTTGCAGAATTTCTCGCCGCCGCCAAGCCTAAGTTTCCGAAGATTCGCCTTCAACTGGAAGACAAGCGTCCTATCGTCCTTTCGGTGGCCGGTCCCGATGCTTCGTGCCCTGGTACGATCAACATCACTGATGGCGGTCCTTACGGATCGAATATTTGGTATGGCCGCGTTTCTCGGGATGGTAAGTGGACTCGCAGCAACAAGGTGGATCAATCCACAATGACCAGTCTCGTCACTCTCTTGACGGCTCTGGGTAATGATCCGGCTGGCGTGGCCGCGTCTTACGGACATCTTACCGGCCATTGTTGCATGTGTAATAGGCCGTTGAGTGACGAGCGTAGCACCCGCATGGGTTATGGGTCTACTTGTGCTAAGAAATGGAATTTGCCATATAATTAACTACGAGAAATATGTTTCCAAGTTCTGTTATTTCTTATGTCACAGACAGAACTTGGAGATATTCCGTATAGCTTGGCTGTTTCTGTGGTAGAAATTTCCATTTTTAAAATATTTATAACATCTTTTTCGGACAATTTGGCATGACCGCCTCTTTCGCCTCGCGCCCAATTTGGTTCCTTATAAGGACGTATTATTCTTCTTCTTTCTGGAACCTGTAAAAATTTTAATTTTTTTCTTTCCAAAAATATTATGGCTCCGTCGTAAAGATAATTGTAGAATTGAATGGTAGTTTCCTTAGAAGTAAAATTAATATAATACGCTCTGTTGCCACATTTAATAGAATTTTTCATTGGTAGAATACATTGTAAATCTTCAGCAAACTCCAAACTTGCCGTACAAATATTAGCTTTGCATAAAGGTTTTCCATCCATACGCCAAAACACACAACCATCGGCATCAAACACGCCTCGTATAAAATGTTTCACTACCATATAAAATAAAATGCTTGACTTAATCCTCACGCATGATAATATTTTCTTATAATTTCATGATAATATTTTCTTATAATTTATGGAGAAACGTATGTCCAAGAAAACTCTGAATGAAAGAATTCTTGAGGCCGATTTTTGGGGCAACAAATACCTTGGGGATTTCAACGAACTGGTTGAATCTGGCTATCCTGAATCTGGTTCTAAAGCGCAAAAGCTTTACGGTAAGGGTCAATTCTGGCTTGATCGATATAACCTTCTCACTGGAAATGGCGAGAAGGAGCCAAAGTAATGACCGCGCAAATCATTGATCAGGAAACTATCGACAAGGTAATCAACGGCGTAGACTATGGTAAGAAGCCACGGTTGCTCGCCCGCTCTCCGGAATATATTTTGATTTGGATTCCCACCCAGATGATAGCAATCAAGCGTAAGATTACCCGCGAGACAATTACTATTTGTGCGGTCGCGAGGCTGTCAGGAGCGGTCTTTTTAAACCATGCTACCGCGATAGATAAAATCTTTGGAAAGGGTTCCTACGTCCTTCTGGCGCCGAATAAAACGGTAGTTTTTGACGACTGCAAGCCATGGTCGATTTATGGAAATGAAGTTCCGATTGGCCCCCACAATTTCGGATATTCGGCCGAGATGGAAAAGAAAGTCATTCGTGACCGGCTGAAGGCTGAAGGTATAACAGATGAAACCGCGCTGCATTTTGCCGTGGAAACCGCCTATATCGAGGCTCATAAAAACGACTTAACCCTTCGTGAGCGTCAGGATATTTGGATGGCTAACTTTGTTAAAAAATCCCAAGAACCTAAACCGGTTATTTTCACAAAAGAAGAAATTGAATTTCTAAAAGATCATTTTGATATGGCGAATGATCCGACAGCACAAAGCATTTTGGCCAAAGTTAGGAAGCTATGATGGACACAAAAGCGGGTTATCTTCTCAAGATCAATACATGGGAAAATGATCTTGACTACGAAACCACCACCGAACTTAATGGTTTAACGGCTGATGAGGTTAATTTCTATCTCGATATTGCCTTTTTATTTCATAAGAACAAAAATCATAGACCGGGTGGATATGGTAATAGCGACATAAGTTCCAATTCGGATAATCTTTACGAAGAGATTGACGCTATAATCGAACTTGCCAAGGTTAAAGGTGTAACCATTCCTAAGAAGTGGGTAGTTGATCCGGAATTTGATTATCGAGTGTTCGATAGTTTCCAAGTTCTGTTTTCTCCAGAACCGATTAAGGACGTAACCGAAACTTTTTTCAGATAATATGAACCTGTGTCACGATATAAAGTCTAAATTGTGTGATACAATCAAGCTATAATAACCAATCTTACATAGGAGAATATAATGAACAATCTTGAAAACATTAAGAACCGCATTCGTGCTCTTAGTGAGATGACTGTAACCAATGGTTGTTCTGAAGCGGAATCCTTGACTGCCATTAATATGGTGGGAAAATTGCTTGCCAAATATAATTTGAGCATGACGGAATGTGAACTTCGCGAAGAACTTTGTGAAACTTCATCAATTCATACTGGGTCCAAGCATTCTACGGGTATTGCTTTTGCTGTCGTTGGAATTGGAGAATTCACGGACTGCAAGGTTTGGACTTCTCGATCTTCTACGCAAGTTTCCTATAATTTTTTTGGACAAAAGTCTGATGTAGAAATGGCGTTGTATCTTTATCGTGTCATGGTCATGGCCATGACGACAGAACTTATGGCATTTAAAATGTCTTCTATTTACAATGGGTCAAAAAGTAAGAGGGGAGCATCATCTAATTTTTTGAAGGGTATGGGTATTCGAATTTCCAATCGTTTGAAGGAAATGAAGAATCAAACGACGTTCAATGAAATTGACTCTCGCGGCAATGCTCTTATGGTTCTCAAAAGCCAACTGGTTAATCAGCAATTTTCCACGTTAGATTTAAAACTTCGTAGCAATAAGTCAATTTTGGTTGGTAATGATGCGTTCTTTGCTGGTAGTTCTGCCGGAAATCGAGTAAACATTTCTAGGCCCATTGATAATAGAGGATGAATTCGAATGAATCTTGTCGGCGCGAAAATTGAAGAAATTGTTGGTATTATCAACTACATTTCCAAAAATGGAGAATGGAAAAAAGTTAATGAATATTGGTTAATGACTGGTTCTATTGCCGGAATAAATTTAACAGTAAGACAAAAATATTATGACACAAGACTTATTAGTATTTCTATATTAGGCAGCGGATGGTTAGTTTCTTTTGCCGTAAACAAACGAAGACCACATACCTTTCCCGCTGATAAAATTTCAGTAGATTGTTTCCTTGTTCTCCCCCTCGTATCCTTTACGGACGAGACGTATCTCGAAAAATTTTGTTTACATTCTGAATGCGTATTAAGTCCAGAACTGTTTAAAACACAAATGTCATTATTAAGGCTGTTTAATAGCGAATGGAGTTGACTTATTTTCGAATTATGATAAATTATATCATATTCGAAGGAGAAATATTATGTCCAAACGCTCCAATGCTCAAGATAAACGCCGCCAAGTCCGCCGGGCTTTGAACTCTGCCCCTGAATTCTTCGGTCGTCTCGGAAATAGTCGTGCTCGAAATATCGGTTATGGTTCTGGCCTGTCATCGTCTTACATCAAAGATACTTCTAAACGTAAGTATAATGATCATCTTGGTGACAACTAATGGCTTTTTCATGCTGGCTAATTTCTGAAGAAAGTCGCGCGATGCTGTTGGCGCGCTTTCCTCCTAAGTTTCCTGATGTGATCGCTCATCACATCACTTCGTCTATTGGGAACATCAAGTTCCTTAACCCGCCTCCCGAAGCCACAATCAAGGTCATCGGGTATTCTACGGATGACGAAGGTTTGGAAGCGTTGGTAGTCAGTATTGATGACACCCAAGTAAATTCTAATGGAAAGATATTTCATATCACTTGGTCATTGGATCGAAATCTTGGGTATAAGCCTATGCATTCCGCCAATATCATTGCTGAATTTGGTTGGCAACCAATTGATCCTATTCAAATAAAAGGGATACCATCAGTATTCAATTAACATAGCTTATCGTAGAAATCTACTTATCGTAGAAATCTACTTGGATAAATACTATTTTTAAAGTAGGTTTTTATGAGCGGACCCTATAATTTTTTGACTGGATGCCCACCTGGATTATTCACTGGTTATAAGCTTGATGATACTAATTCTGGGCTAACGACCGTTACGCCTCCTGGATCGTTAGATATTGATAATGGTCCAATTCCTGGCTACGTGATTAGCATTCCAGGCCGATACTTCTTTCATGCACAAGTAAGTTTTTTCGCTAATGTGGGAGAACCATTTGCTATATCGGCGCAAGTTTCGATCATTATGGTTCGAGACGGTAGTTTACTTCGAAGAGTAGCAGCATGTAATTCTGGTTTCATGGTTGGAAATTCTATAAATGATATTTCATTATATACCAATTTCACAGTTGAAGCGAGCACATATCAACTCATGGAAGTTGGCGATATGGTTTTTGTTCATGTTCTTGATTTGTTCCCTGATACTGGACCATCAAGCTACATCAAAGTCAATCTAGCCGATCCTGAAAATAGTTTTTTTGAAGGGTATAAGGTTTAATTATGGTTGATAACATTTATATTACAAATAATGGACCAGATATGGCCAATTCTGGTAGTATTTACATACCTCCGAATGAAGTGGGTAGTAATGCAATAAATTATTCTTATGTTTTAAAGTCTGGTTCTACGATGACTGGTCCATTGCATCTTAATGCGGACCCTACATATTCAGATGAAGCCGCAACTAAGAATTATGTAGATAATGCGGTATCAAATGCCAGTTCTAATTCTAATGTAACTTCTGTTGCATTTAAAATTCAGTCTCTATACAGAACTTCTTCTCTACTATTTGATGGCAATTCCAGTGTTTATATATCTAATTTAAATGCAAATGATACAAATTTTTATACTTTTTCTGCATGGTATCAGCAATTTGAGGATTTAACCAATAGCACATCCAATGTTCTTTTTACTTCTGGACCAACCGGAACAGAGCAATATGGAGAAGATGCCATGGATTTAAATTTCTTAGCATTAGCTCCACCAGAAGAAGGTTGGACCGCGTATGCTGGAAATTATAGTGGATATTTGGATTCATATATTCAGATGGATAATGCTGGTTCTTTTCAAGGAAATTCGGGAGTATGGCATCACGTTTTTCTTGCTGCCGATTTGACGGGGATGCACAATTTAAAAATATATGTTGATGGTGTCGATGAAACTCAATCCATTAGCGGCGGGGGTTCTACGGCTACCATCAATATTAATGGTAATAAATTTCAAGTAGGTAGTGATGATTTCGGAAATAATTTTAATGGATTATTAGCAGAAGTATGGTTTGATACGAGCAGTTTTTTTGAAGAGGATGGAACTATTTCTCCATATACTCTCTCGTTATTCAGAGACCCGACTCTTAATATTCCAGTTTATCTTGGTCCAGATGGCTCATATCCAAGTGGTTTGCAACCTGCTGTATATCTTAGATGTGAAAATTGTAATCTTGGAACATTTTTATTAAATTTGGGTTATGGTGGCAATTTTGTTTCTAGTGGTAGTTTAGAAACTAGAAACGGTCCAACTTCTTTTTAAGGAACTAATATGATACCAATAGTGACAGCATTTTTTGATATTGGACGAGGAACTTGGCCTAATGGTGGTGGTCGATACGGAACTGCCGATTCTCTTCGACTAAATGTTCCTACTTCAGAATATATAGAAAGATTTACCTATCTATGCAAATTGCAAAATGACATAGTAATTTATACCTCTTCCGATTTGGCTCCTCGTATTAAAGCTATATGTGATGCTTCTATTGGTAAACGCACGATCATAGAGGTAGATTTTCATAATGATTTTGCTGTTAATAGGCAACAAATTCAGCAAGTAATGGATGCACCTACGTTTAAGGATAAGATTAATCCTTTGAAATTATTCAAGCCAGAATATTGGAGTGCTGATTACGTATTGGTTACAATGTTAAAGGCACATTTTGTTGCTGATGCTGTTAGTAAAAATTTGGTTCAGGGTGATAATATTGCTTGGATTGATTTTGGGTATTGTCGTTCTGAAAAAACTATAAATGGTTTGACTTCTTGGAATCATGCCTTTGATCCGACAAAAATTCATATGTTTAATTGTTTAGATGTTAAGGCAGAGGCAACTCTTGATGAAGCGGAAGCACATGTTCTTGAGATGGCTGCAAATGACTATGTAGCTATTTTTGGAGCCGCTGTCATAGCACCAGCAGATAAATGGACAGTATTAGAATTAGATATGATTCAATCTTTGGGCTGGTTGATGTCTAATGGTCTTGTGGATGATGATCAGTCTCTCTGGTTAAATGCTTATTATCGTCATCAGGAAGATTTCGAATTGCATAAAATTTCATTTATTCGTCCGTTTAGACTGTTTATCGATTTCGATTAAGTTGATAATATCTATAAATACGTCATGCGCTATGTTGAAATAATTTCCGAAGGCCGCGATGCTCCGTTATTTCGTGGGTATAAAGATAAAGAATTCGCCATCAAGGCTATTGAAGATAATGAAATAGTTGGATCAACTACTCAAAGATTTTGGCCAGACGGAAAACGTAGAAAAGATAATGAACCGGATTATCAGAGTTCTTATTGGATGAAGGGCGCCAGTTTCACCAGAGATTTTAATTATGCGGCTTCTTGGGGTTGTGTCGTATTAGAAATAGATCAAATAATACTTACACAACGAACAAAAATTATGCCTTTAAATTGGGGTTATAGTATCCCTAGTGGTAATGATCATAAAAGAGAGCGGGAAGAATTCGCTATAACAAAGAAAACACCAGACACATACAATGATATAGATGCAGATGGGGAAGAAATTCCGACAAAGTTCAACTACAAAAGGTTCTCCAAACCAGAAGGCGCGATTAAAAATCTTGATAAGATGCTTTTGGGAATATATGTTGATTGGCGAAAAATGGATCATCCAGAGAAAATAAAAATTTTACTCGATCACCCAAAATTTAAAGGATTATACAAAATACGCGACAAAACCGCCATTTTACTTCCTAGAAACATAGTAATTACTCCAGAAGATGTTAAGAAATACTGGGATACATGGAAACTAGGCGATTAGTCAATGCGGCGCGCCGTAGGCTAGGCGCGACATTGCTGTAGTTACCGGGATAATGGTCCAGCACATCCTTTCGTTTAAGTTTCTAAAGGTTGTTGTTAAATAAAGCGTGTGTTTAATTCCAGTTCGTTGTGTTTCTAGTCGGGCGGATATTTGCGCCGCTCTTTTATTAGAAAATTGCCACCCGTGTTCCTCTGTTTTATTTATCATCGTAAAAAATGGCGCGTTGCTCATAGTTTAAACTCTCCCTGTTTAACTCTCAAAACGTTATAGCGGTGGGGCTATCAGCCGTCAAGACGCATTTCGCCATGACGGAGTAATGCATTACGGCAGGGTTCTGGATTGCAGGCTCACAAAATGAGTCATCGGGAAAAACAATCGCATTAACGTCCTGTCTCTTTCCAAGTCAAATGTAAAAGAACCGTATTTTTCACTGAAAACCATGATACCTTTACAATTAATCTCACACCATTTCCGTATCTCTTCGAGAGATTCACGAGTATAGAATTTTTCATTCAATAATTTTTGATGCTCTGGGTTATATGTTCCCAACCAATATAGACGCGCATTCGGATACATTCCATATCTCTGTTCAAGTTCTATAATGGGATGCTCATACCAAAATTTAGCCATTCAAAAAGTCCAGTTCCCATTCAATGTTAAAAATAGCTTGGTCATTCATTTTGGTCATAACGTTGAAGATTGGGTTCTTCTTGAAGTTTTTCAAAAAAGTTGACCTACCAATCACAAATGCTTCTCGTCCGTAATGAGAATATTCTTTCCAAATATCGCCACTATATTTCTGATAGGTTTCTAGAGGCTTAGAAAAGATCGCTAAATCAGCATCATTCATGAAAGGCCAAAGAGGGTCGCCACTTACGTAATTTTGATGGTCTTTTGTGCCCAATACAAGCCCTACAGGGCGCGTCATCCGAGAATGAGCCATCAGAGCCTCGGCACTTTTTTCTTCGCCCCCTGGTCCCATTAAATAATCATGTAGAAAAAATGCCAGCTTGAGAATGGATCGTTCTTTTTCAGTTAATGAACTACCTAGAATATCAATAGTCTCAAAGCCTAACCGCAAATGTGAAAGATCATGATAGAAACGATTTTTTTCAGAATACGCCGCGACTACTTTATGAAATAAAGGCCAATTGAACGGCAAGCATAGCTCTATATGAATATCTCTCCATTGATGTAAAAAATACATTAACGTTTCCTGCGATTACTTAGGCGACTACTGTCAACGAAATCTAATGGTTTATTTTTTACCCATTTGACGAAATTTTGAATATCAGGATGACATAAAAGCTTGTCAATCGTGTTATAAATTCTCGCCAGTTCGTTTTCAGAAAAGGTAGAATGAATTTTCTTGTGGCAAACCGTATGAAGATTTACCGTTGGTCCATTTTTACCACCTTTTAATTTTGGGATCAAATGATGTTTGTCGGCTGATCCAGGCACGATGTCTCGTTCACAAAGAGGGCAATTCATGTCTGTGTTTCTCTATTTTCATGTCAAGCGTGTTTTGTTCTTCCGACATATTTCTCTATCATAGCCAAAGCCAATTCCATGTTGTAACGAGCGTCATTACCCCCACAATGAGGGTTAGGCGCCGCTACACCAAAAGAAGCCGCTAAATCGCTCAAAGATTTCCCTTCCATATCATCGGTTACGACCGAAACTAAGTGTGTATCCAGCACCGGTTTTTCCGGGATATCTGCGCCAAGAATTTGCAAATATCCAATGTCATATTTAATACTATGGCCGACATAATAATGGCATTTATTTGCCATATCATGCACTTTTTGCAATAAAATATTTAGCGGAAGATTTTTAGTTCGACCGAAATCAAACTTTATCCTTCTAGCTTCAGCATCAATTCGCTTTAAATTGACACTTACAAAACCATCGGCAATACTATAAGTCGTCAATCCAACTTCTTGGAAACCATGTCGAGCGTTTTGTTCAACGTCAAAAGAAAGAATCATCATACCATCATTTAAAATCTGAGCAATATTGCTCAGACGGTTATGCTGGTCAGCGATCCTATCGAGACGCGCTTGACGTTTCTTCATGAACGTAGCATGAAGACGCAAAACTCCTAGAAATTTGTCAATTCTAGCTTTCTTTTCGTAATATTCAGGGTAATCAAGTTCGATCCCATGCGGCCCTTCAGGGAACTTCGCACGAAACATCACACCTAAAACCTTCTTAGCCCGACTCTCAATAGCAGCGAGATTCATAATATTATATCCTTTCTATTAAGAAATTAACATAATACTATAAGTTGTCAAGAGATTGTATTAGAAAAATGCTCTGTAAATAAGTATGAAGAGTATTTACATTGCGAAAAGCTTTAACTTTTTTGGAATCTTGCTTAGTATGATTAGATGAAGCACTTAAAAGTTATATTCAAATCGGGAGAAAAATCTCATTTTGATTAGGATATTAAGCTTGTCAACGTAATTTGATTCTTCGGAAGTCATCTCTATTTGGTTTGATGGCATCAGAACCTTTCTTGTTGTTTGATTAATAAGCTCTGAACGTATGAATGTGCTTTATCTATTGTTCGGAAATGTCTTGTATTCATCTGAATTTTATATGTTTCTAATTTCCAGTATATATTGTATCTATTCTCAAATCTAATTTTGGCAACGTGAAAGGGCTTTCTTCCAGGTTCGAATAAGACTTCATAATTTTTGTCAAGATCATACATTTTCAAAAACAGATTCAAATTTTTTACCTGATTTTCCTCACGCTTCGTCATCGCCGTCTTGGCGTGCGTCTTTACACGTGGAAACTCTGGCTCATCGTCTATTTCTGAGAGATGGATGTCATAAACCGCTTTTTTGTATGAAAGATTAAGGGACTTGCTCATTGGTTTGATTTTGATAGAATATGCAAATTCTATTCACATGATCTTCTAATTTAGGTAAATCCTCGTAAGAATATAAAACGAATCTGATCATTAATTGGTAATGATAGATAAAATCTATTCCAGCAGTTCGTCTACTAACAGACTTTAAAAGTATTCCAGCAGTTCGTCTACTGGTAACAGACTTTAAAAGTAAACTTTCAGTCAAGTTATGATTATGCAAGTCAAATATAACCGCTTGCACATCATACGACATTTAACTAATACACTTGCTGGTGAATATAAAGAAAATGGACCCCGTAGGCCCCCAAAAATTCTTGTTTCCTTGATCAGCATAAAGCGAACATCGGAAAACTCAGGGACCGGCAAATTTGAAAATCCGCAAGTTTCGTTCCAGCTACCCATTTTCGTTCTCTTTTCGAATCATGTCATTTCACCAACTTGTTAGGGATAACCTCTTGGAAAGTCCAATGCCCAACGCTACCTTTACCATGCGGAGCGGTTTGAACGTGACCTTTACGGACGAACTTGCCAACTGACGTTCTGAATTTTCCATAAGGAAACTCTTCAGCCAAACGAACGACATAGCCTTCGCGCGTATGCCAATCTTTTTTGCTATCATACAATTTGCGAATGATAACTTCATCCCAAATTCCATCATACAGCACAGGAACCGGCGTGATCCCTAAAAGATCAAACCAAACCAGTGTTTCATCCCATGAAAGGCATATATTCTTTTCGTTCCAGATTGAGAAACCCATGAAATAGGTTGTTAGATTGTCGTAGCCAATTGAATGCTTGGCAAAGAGATTTTCGCCACACACTCGAAATCCGCCTGGAATATCTCCACAAATCTGACCCCAGAAATTTTTAACCCAAGCACGAGATGGATGACTTTTTCCGTCAATTGACCGAGCATGGAAATAATCGGTATAAAGAGACGAATTTTCTCCATCCATTTTTTCTGTTACGATCACGCGCTTACCAACAAAAGTTTCAACCGATTCCAACTTGCGGTCGTCATCGGTAAGACCTTCACTCCAAGGCAAATGCATAGAACGTGGATATTTGGTGTAGGGGCTGTAAAGATCAAGAACGTTACCTTGTTCCAAAACCTTTTGAACGCTTTCATCGAAAAACAGTGGACCCTTCAGCCGCCTCCCATCGGCAAGAACAACGTCTCCCCATTTGGTATAAATTTGATCATCGTAAAGATGACTTGGGAGAACAATTTTTGTGATACCAGCGGCGGCGCGAGCCTCTTCAACTGAAATATTCGTTTGTTCACATAAAATATGACAAAGCTCACAGACAGATATTCCAACATTTTCGAAATAACCACCGAATTCGTGTTCTGCCTGAAACAAGCGACGTTCAATCACATGGTGGACGACAATATTTTCTATTGATTTACAAAAGACACACTTATACCCATCCCGTTTAAGGCAGGTTTCTCTAAAAACATCTCTGGTCAAAAGCTTGTTCATATTAGCATTGTATATTAGTTTTTATTTTCTGCAAGGATTTTTTGGTGCCGTACCAAAATCGTTGCCCATTCAATAAATGTGTTCTCGTCAAAATTCATTTTCATTTTGTTTATATTTTTATGAATCCATTGAACATTTCCTTCAATATATCCGATTGATGAGTCGATTCTATCTAATGAAGCGGTATATCTGTCTCTACAAGTTTTTCCAAAATTAAGTTCAACACCACTTAAATTACATAATCGTTTTTGCGCTTCAAATAAATCCCAAGCATATTCTATGGAAATATCAAAATCTAACTTTCTATTGAGAGCACTAATTTTAGTAAGGTCCCATCTACTACCATAAATCTCTCTATAACCAGTAAATGTTTTTAGTCCGCCCTTGTTAACATTAGCTAATAAGTGTGGTGATATTCTTGTTTCATAGTCAATATGTTTTATAATAATTTGTGGTTTCTTATAATTAGAGATCAAACTACACCATTCAATAAATGTGTTCTCGTCCAAATTCATTTTCATTTTGTTTATATTTTTATGAATCCATTGAACATTTCCTTCAATATATCCGATTGATGAGTCGATTCTATCTAAGGACGCTGTTTTAATATCATTATCTCTTATATTAAAAAATAGTTCTTTATTTGTATAAACACATTTTCTGTTTTGTGCTTCAAATAAATTCCAAGCATATTCTATGGAAATATCAAAATCTATATTTCTCTTTTTTGCTCCAAATATAATTCTACTCCAATCTCCAGCATATATCTCTTTATATCCCTTTTTGGTCCCAACCATAGGAGAATAAAGCTCTTTGTGAAATAAACAATCTCTTTTACCACAGGTTTTTGTTTCACCATTTTTTAAGGCGTTATAACCAACGTTGAATATGTTCCCACAATTACATTTTGCCGTAGCCTCCCATCTTCTATACTTTTCATTATATACACATCCCAAAATAAAAGAATGCGGCAAATCTATTTTTATTTCAGGACAATTTCTATTTTTCAAAAATTTTCGTCTTTGTGATGTATCTATTTCAAGTATTTCTAATGATCTTTTTAAAGTAGTCCATCGAATTTTCATTATCTTACAGATTTCTTGTTGACTGCATTCTTTATTATATAAATCTTTAATTTCCTCTAATTCTCTTTCCGATATTTCTCTGACTGGCATACGTATTCCTTTCCTTAAAAGGTTATTTATCTAAAATGACAAAAATGTTTGCAACTACTATCATCTGGTTTTAATGTAAAAAATTTCTGCATATAAATACTTTGTGGATGATCCACTGTTCAGGCAAGAAAACTAATGGAGATAATTGATTTCCCAGGTTCGGCACCAAAAGCAATCCAGATTTCGGATCATAAACTATCTGTCGGTCCTTTAAAATTTTCTTGTGATTGTGGTAGCGTTGCTCACCTAAGTTTTTCTGGGACAATAATTTATCGGTATATAGATTTTTATTGCTCTTCATGTGGAACAAACTATAAAATTACAAATCCAGCGTTTAAGAGACCGGAGCCCACACGCCCCGGTAAGGCTAAATAATATAAAGTAATACAGGAAAAAATGTATAATGTTTGATGTGCCAGGGTTTAATACATCGTCTATGACAGATGATGAATTGATGACTAAGCAACTTCTTTTAAGTCAAAGATTAGTTGTAGCAAATAGATTTGGCTCTGGTGATATGATTATGCAATTATCAAACCTAATTCAATCTGTTGAAGCAGAACGCAGAGATCGTATGCTTCACAATATATTTAAATATCAACAAAAAATATTTCCGGAAATTATTGAAACTGAACCTGATCTTGTTGTGGTTCCTGTAGATACCGACGAGGAATCTCATAAAAAGATGATTCAACGAAAGCGAATTGTAAAAGAACGAATTGTTAAAAGTTCTATGCCTACTAGAAACGAAGGATAATCCCTATGATAGATGATGAAGATGACGATGATTCTGAAATTTTTTCCCATTTTGTTTTTTCGGTTAAATTGATAAGAATGATAGACAACATGTTATTTCCCTCCAAAATTAGATTTAAAATGGAAATAATCCCAATGGGCACTGATGATATTGACAAAATATTTAACAAAATGAAATTTTGGATCGATAAAGTAGCTAATAATAGTATTGTATTTTCTAATATAAATGCTAACGCTATAGAAATGTTCATAAATCAAACAGCATCTAAACCTCGTATAAACAATTCAATAATTTTAACACCCGAAGAACCTAATGATCAGCATTTGGCCGTTATTTTTCAAGCAAAGATGCAAGCATTGGCTGGTCAAAATTTAATTTTTGGACCAGTAGAAATTCGTTCAGATAATCAGTTAGGGCTAGAATTTACATTTGTGGGCAATGCGAATCATGTTTTGCCGACAATGGATAAATGGGTCGGGGAACGTAGCTATTTTGCAGAGCCATGGTGGAATAGGGATGATGGTTCATCCTTAGATGTATTACCAACGCCTGATGCCGATTTAAATGACAAACCATCTTTCGCATTTAATTTTGATTTCCTAGACAAAAAGTCTATACCCTTCAAGGATGTAGTCGTGCGTCCGGTTTTCAAACCGGTGGTCATCGATGGAGGCAAGGCTTGACATTACGTCATGTTGATCAATGGGGGCGGACCAGTTTTGACCCAAATACTATTATCGATCTTCTGTTTAAAGGCGTTGATATATCGTCAGTGTTAGCTATAGATGATCCTCTAATCACTGAATACAATAAATGGTGTGAATATTTCGATAAAAAAGATTATTTGATTGAAAAACCAGCCATAATCGATAGGACACCAGAAGAAGAACATGAGTTACGATCTTCTCAATGGAATATTGATGATGATATCAAACAAATCGACGTGCGGAAATTTCTTTTGTCCGAGTTTTGTAAAACTCAAGAGCAAATAGATCGCGTAAACCTAGAAATGGATTTGTATGAAGAAAGGGAACTTATCCCATTACTTCAGTTAATGATGTTTTTGGTAGATCGTTTTCGCCAAAATAACGTAATTTGGGGAGTTGGTAGAGGGTCGAGTGTAGCTTCCTATGTTCTTTTTCTTATACGTGTTCACCATATAGATAGTCTCAAATATAAATTGGATGTTCTTGACTTTTTGAAATAAATAATTGATGCGCGAGTTTATTGATATTGTTGAAAGCCTGAATGAAGACTTTGAAGTCAATCATCCTCTGATTGCTTATCATGCTACTCATGAGCCACAAGGCTTAATTCTAAAAAACCGAATGGTCAGAAGTATGGATAGCATGGGAACATGGCTTTGTTCCAGTAAAGAAATGGTAACATATACTTTTGGTCCAAATGTCGAAGCCTATGAGCTTCCTCACGGAAGATATTTACATGCTAGACAAAACCAATCCATAGAAGTTCTTCTTACTTGTCTACCTATAATCGAAAAAGTATTTGGTAAAGAGGTATCCGATCATTTGATGCAATATCCTTTTACGCCAGAAAACAGAAAATTCTTTTATCAAACAAATCGACGCGCAAGAGAATACGAAAAAATGGCTAAAAAAAAATCAGGAGTATTGAGTTATAGCCATAAAGAATATTTGAAATATAAATATCCAGATCAGTTTATAAGATGGAAAAATCTTGAAAAGACCTATCAGTATAATAGCGAAATAGCACGTTCTAAAGAATATTGTTCAGCATTTAGAGCTTTTATTTCTCAACATTATAAAGGAATTGCATGGATTGGGAATGTTGGTTGGGATAGTTGGCCAAAAGCAGTCAATATATATTTGGTATTTCATGATGAAGACTTGACACCAATTATTCAAGAACCAATAAAATAATGCGCCAGTTTATGAAAATCGTTGAAAGTAATGTAAATCTTGAAACAGTCGCTCGAATGTTAAACAAAGATTTAGAAGGCGGCGGTTATGATGTGGTAATGCAATACATTCGAATGGATAATGATCGTGATCCATATGATGATACTGAAATACCAGACGAAGACGCGTTAGTTGCAGCGTGGTGTGAAGAAAAAGTCGCACAAGAATATCGTAATTTGCAATGGATGTTTCAGCAAAATGGAGGCAAGTTGAAGGTTTGGCGAGAGATTACTGCGCCGGAAGATTGGAAAATTGATTCGAGACATCCTGGAATATTTTGGTCTTGGGACAAAGCAGCGGCAGAAGCCCATTGGGGTGATTTTGGTAATAATCATGTAAGATGGCTCATTGAAGCTATCGTTGCGGTTAATGATGTAGATTGGCCACATACAATTGTTCAGAATGCTAATCCAGATTATTCAGATGAATGTGAAATTCGATTAATTCCTAATAGACCAATTAATATTATTTCATATTGGCAAGACTAAATCACGAAGATAGTAAAAACACGGCGAAAAAATTGGATTACTTGAAGTGGAAGATAAATAACATTGGATATAAAGTTCAGGAGAACACAATGATAGTAAAGACAATGCGGGGTAAGACTCTGGATATGGGGCGTTTAATTGCTCAAAACGATACTGCTATTGCCCTTGGAAATGCTAACATGAATGCTCGGGGCGATATCATAGACAGAAAAGGGCAAGTTGTTAGGAAACGCGAAGATACGGCCCATGAATATTTTAAGGGAAATCCAAACTCAGTTAAACAGGTTGCTCTTCGTGATATTTCATCGGAAGTTTTCGTGACGCCCGCACAAGCTGCTGCCAATTTACAAGCTCAACAAAATGTAACTTCCGTGGTACTATCCCCGCCGAAGAAAAGAAAAATAGAGGATAGAGAACTATAAACAAGAATTAAGGAGATTTCTAAATGAATTTAACATCTATTCTAAGTTGGTTGGAGACAAGGCTTGCAGAACGATCCACTTGGGTCGGCCTTATTACGCTTGCGGCTTCTTTTGGCGTATCAATCAGTCCTGCTAATGCTCAACTGATCGAAGTTGTTGGTGCTGCTATTGCTGGTGGTATCATGGTATTTTCCAAAGACAAAAATATTGACGCTGCTATCGCGGCTGCTTTAGAAGAATTTGCAAAAAACTTAACGGATTCTTCTTCACCTTCGAAAAATTCTGTAATTACTGCACCTGCCGTTGAAGCTGCCGTTGCCAAAACGAATGCTAAGTAAAAGAAAAAGGATCGGTTCTCCGGTCCTTTTTTTTTGACATTTTGATCCCCCGCCATGTAAGATACGGAATAATAAGTTTTTAGGTATAAATTATGGCGTTGACTTCGATTAAAGGTAATTTTACACCAATCGGTGATAAAGTTCTTGTTTCTAATCTTGAACATGGCGATACAGTCACGAAAGCTGGTATCATTATTACTGATGACAATCTTACTAATAGAGGTATCCGTTCCAGATGGGGCAAAGTATGGGCGATTGGTCCAAAGGTTAAAGATATTGCAGTTGGCCAATGGATTCTTATAGAACATGGTCGATGGACTCAAAAAATTAAAATTGAGACTGCTGAAGAAAACGTAGACGTTTGGAGCGTTGAATATCCTAAAAGTGTTTTGGCTGTCAGTGATGAAAAACCAGACTCTACCGCCACTTCCATTCCGGGTTTAGAATTCCAAACTCGTAAACGATAATGTTGCTTTATTTATTGCCTTATCGAGTGGTTTCTTTCTATGGAGAACCTACGAGCGAAATGGGAATACGCTCCAAGCGAAACTAATTGCTAACGGCTCCCAAGAGCACAATAACTGACTTAACGTGCTCTTGAGAGCACATCACATTAGGAAAATATATGACCGTTGAGTTATGGTACGAAAAATATCGTCCTAAAACAATTGATGAATATGTATGGAAAGACCTCAACCAAAAACACAAAGTTGAAGAATGGATTGCTGCTGGAGCTACCCCGCATGTTCTATTTTCTGGTAGTACCGGAACCGGAAAAGCCCAACCTTTAAGCAGTAAAGTTCTTACACCTAAAGGATGGGTATTGATGCAAGATTTACAATTAGGAGATATTGTAGTAACTCCTTCTGGTAGAAACGCACCAATTATAGGTATTTTTCCACAAGGGTTAAAAACGGTTTACCAAATAGTTTTTGATGATGGTAAAACGACGCAAGCATGTGCGGAGCACTTGTGGGAAGTAAAACATAGTGATTGGAGAAAAAAATCAAAAAACGAAAACTATGGTATTAGAGTATTACCTACAGATAGTTTAGAAGACAAACTACAAAAATTAAGTTTAATAAAAACTAATCACCGTTTAGGTATTAGATTATGTGAACCTGTTGATTTTAGTACGGAAAACAATCTTCCTATTCATCCATATGTATTAGGTTGTCTACTTGGTGACGGTTGTTTAACCGAAGAAGGTTCTATAAGAATTTCAAGTGCAGATGAAGAATTATTAACTAAATTTGAAAGTCTGCTTCCAGAAGGATTGAGATTAAGCCAATGTGGGCAATATGATTATCGTATAATCGGCAAAAATGGTTTTAATTTTCTCCGGAAAAACAAGAAAGGTATTTTTTGCAATCCGTTAAAAATAGCATTGAACGATTTAGGGCTTATTGGTACATATTCTCATACCAAATTCATTCCAGAAGGGTATAAATATGCACCACTTAATGCCCGAAAAGAGCTACTTATGGGCTTAATGGATACTGATGGTACGGTTTGTTCTGACAATTCTATAACTCATAGAGGCGGCGGCGCACTGTCGTATTGTTCAGTCAGCCAAACATTGAGTAAAGATGTTCAAGAATTGGTTTGGTCTCTTGGCGGAATCGCTAAAATCACTATCAAAACACCAAGTTATACATATAAAAAAGAAAAAAAACTTGGGCGTCTAGCGTATTCGGTTAATATTAGAATGAAAAATCCAGAACAAGTCTTTTCGCTATCGAGAAAAATAAAGAAATGTCCCGAAAAATATCAATATAAAGGATCGATTTGTAATAATATTAAAAGCATTACGGCTCTTGATGAAAAAGTGGAAATGCAGTGTATAATGATAGATGATCCAGAACATTTATATATTACAGATGACTATATTCCCACTCATAATACGGCATTGGCCGAACTTTTAATGAAGGAACTTGGTATTCCTAAAGGCGATATTCTTAAAAAGAATGCTAGTAAAGAACGTCGTATTGATGATTTACAAAATTCAATAGTAAATTTTGCTTCTACTTGGGCTTTAAATGATACAGGTTTTAAATATGTAATTTTGGATGAAGCCGATACTCTTTCTCCACTTTCACAGAAATTTCTCCGTGGGGAAATGGATAAATTTGAAGCAAGTTGTAGGTTTATTTTTACTTGCAATTATCCAAAAGATATTACCGATCCTATTCTTGGTCGGGTTCAAGAAATGAAGTTTCATGCTCTAGATCGTAATGAATGTATTGTTCGGGCTGGAGAAATTCTTACTGTAGAAAATGTAGAATTTGATATAGAAGATTTAATGAAGTATGTTGAGATAACTTATCCAAATCTTCGAAAATGTATTGGGCTTCTTCAGCAAAATACCGTTAGAGGAAAACTCAATCCACCCCCACCCCCAGAAGAAATAACTACGAATAAAGATTATCTTCTAGAAGCTATTGTATGTTTTCGCCAAAACAAAATTTTAGAAGGACGGAAACTTATAATAGAAAAAGCTAAATTTGAAGAATATCCAGACATCTATAGGTATTTCTATAAAAATTTAGATTTATGGGGCGATCAAAAACTACAAGATGAAGCTCTATTAATTATTAGTAGAGGGTTGATAGATCATAGCATTTGTGCCGATAGCGAAATAAATTTGAGTGCAACGTTATGTCGTTTAGGTAGATTATTAAGGTAATTATTATGAATTTTTTCAAGTTATTCAGAAGACCACCAGACTACATTGTAGGTGATATATCTGATCCTTATTTGAAGCGTTGGTGGATAGTTCCTCGAAACAAATATTTAAATATTTATTTGCACCATTTTTTAAGATCAGATGATGATAGAGCCTTACACGATCATATGTACGATAATGTAAGCATTTTGCTACATGGAGCATATAATGAGCAAAAGACTAACGGAAAACGATATATTAAAGCTCCTAATATTATTTTCAGAAAAGCGGCAACTTTACATCGTATAGAATTGATTGATAACTGTTCTACTTGGACTCTTTTCATTACCGGACCAAGATATAGAGAATGGGGATTTTCTTGTCCTCAAGGATGGAGGCCATGGCAAAAATTTGTGGACATGAATAATCCCGGTCTGCGAGGCCCTGGATGCGATTAATATAGTAAGTTCAATTTAGCTTTGATATATTTTAGAAAATAAGGAAAATAAAATGACAAATTTAATTGATAAATATAATCGCAATCGTCCGTTTTTGATGATTACTCGGTTAGCTCATGTGGCTAAAGGCGTAAGAACAGAAATTCGTGGATGGGATAAGAAATCTGAGAACACTAGAATTGAAGAAAATCATAGAATTATTGATCGCGTTAACGATACACACATGCGAGATGCCGTAGTAATTATAGATGTTGTTAAGAATGTTTGTGTTAAAAATGCGATGACAGATTCTCCAGATAATGAAGTTATATCGTATTTTTTACAAAAATATAAAGAAGATGTCTCCAAATCATTGAATTCATGGGCAACATTAAAGGCACAGGAAAAAGCCAAACAAATTCCGGAACCATCTATTGATGGTGTTTATGGTGTGTAATGAAAGTTATATTGACAGATATTGATGATACAATTCTGCAATTTTCACATCATTTTGAGAATTGGGCGCGTAATAAAAAAGGTTATAATCTAAATAGTAGAATGAGAGAAATTGGTAGTTTATCGGATGCTATAGGATGTGACCGAGAAACTATTGATGATCTTATATTAGAATTTTCTGAAGATCATAGCGAGTTTGGTATTTTGACGCCTGAAAAAGACGCTCTTTATATATTACCTATCTTGCATAAAATGGGATATCAATTTGTCGCTATTTCTGCTTGTATTCATGGGCCTGAAGTTACCGCCATAAGGCGTAAAAATCTAGAAACAGCCTTCGGTTTCAAGTGGCTCGGAATCCACTGTGTGGGCCTTAAACAATCAAAAGAAATACAATTAAGCGCCCATGATACAGCTTATTGGGTTGAAGATAATTTGGCGCACGCCTTAGTTGGTGCTCAAGTTGGCCACAAGACTTTCTTACTGGATCGTCCGTATAATCAAGGTGAATTACCAGACGGTAATCCGATGAGAGTGAAATCTTGGCACAACATTTTCGAAGAAATCGTTAGGAACGAACCTAAGATAAGTATTACTGATACGGATTTGGTTATTACTAATCCGGTTCCTCATGCATCCGTTCCAACGATGCCGACAGGAAAATATAAGACGTTTAATATTAGGAGCTAAGGCGATGAAAAGAATGAGTATTGATCAACAACTTCTAGAAAATGAACGAAGACTACGAAAAGTCAGAGACAATAATTATGTTCAAATCCATATCAAAAAAGCATTACAGCATCTTGATTCCGATAAAGTTATGGTGAAAACAAAGCTATTGGAAGCATTAGAAGAGTTAGAAAAATGTATGGTGAACTAACTGTCATTACAGGTCCGATGTTCAGTTCTAAGACCACAGAACTTTTGAAAAGAATATTGTGGGCTAAAAATGGTGAAAATAAAGAAGTCTTAGTAATCAAACCAGCTTTTGATGATCGTTATTCTATAACTAAAATAGTTTCACACGATGGTTTAAGTGTTGATGCAGAATCAATTACATCATGGGCAAATATTTATGAATCCGCTTTATTTGCGGATATGATTTTTATCGATGAACTTCAGTTTTTTTGCGAACCATATTTTTCTGGAGATATAATTCAAGAAGTAATTAATCTTTTGAAGCAAGGTAAAACTGTTATAGCTAACGGACTAGATATGGATTTTGAAGGAAATGCTTTTCCTATAACAAAAACACTATTTACTATGGCTGATAATGCAATAAAACTTAGGTCTAATTGTGTTATTTGTGGTAAAAATGCAACAAAAACTTATAAGAAGAAACTTTCATATGAACAGCAAGTTGAATTAGGTTCTAGTGATTTGTATGAGGCCCGCTGCAATAAACATTGGTATGGTATAGTCGAGTTTTGAGACAATAAAACACCATATATGAAAGTTTTTTGGTGATCCTAAATACTTTTCGAGAGCGGTTAAATTAACTCTAACTCGGAGATCACACAGTGGCAAGAAACATTGCTAAACGGGCATCAAGACCTAACCCAAGAGAAGAACGAAACACACCAGAATATAGAAGAAAGCGAGACAATATAGTCAACTTTGACGAAGCCGCCTCAAAAAGCTACCGTCGCAAAAAAGTTGAACTACTTCCACGAAATCTCGCTCAAGAAAATTACCTTGATTTATTAGAAAATCCTGACAAAAATATCGTCATAGCAATGGGTCCTGCTGGAACCGGTAAAACTTTATTGGCAACATTATTTGCCATTCAAGAACTTCAAGCTGGAAATGTAGAAAAAATTATTGTTACCCGCCCTTTGGTGGCAACTGGAGAAAACATTGGGGCTCTTCCTGGTGACCTAATTGCAAAACTTTCGGTCTGGGCAATTCCGATTTTAGATATATTCAAGGAATACTATTCTATTGCTACTGTAAAAAAACTTTTAGAAGATGAAACTCTTGAGTTAGCTTCACTAGGTTTGATGAGAGGTAGATCACTAAAAAACGCAATTGTGATAGGGGATGAAATGCAAAATGGAACTCCAGATCAATTTAAAAATCTGTTGACTCGTATTTCTGATGTAGGAAATACAAAAATGATTATAACAGGTGATATAAATCAGCATGATCGTGGTTTTGCTGAAAACGGTCTGAAGGATTTCGTAGAACGTTTAGAAAAAAATCCGAATTGTGCAAATAGAATTGGTTTAGTTAAATTTTCTACAGGTGATGTAGAACGGCATCCTGTTATTGCTCAAGTATTGAAATTATATGGAGAAAATTAAGCTCTCGTAAGTATCAAAATACAAATAAAATACTACTTTACAGGCCATAATGATTCTTTAGGTAATTACTTATTGATTAGAAAGAACCATTATGGCTGGAAGAAAAACAAAAATTACTGTCGTTATTACTGATCCGGTTTCATTCGGAATTTAAAGTTCTTGATGGGCTCGCGCCCTTAGACGATAAATTTCGTGAATGTATTCCCATTCTGTCAGAGTTGTATTCGTTGGATCGTGTTTTCCGATTTTGTGCGTCAGCACCGCAACCCCTGTATCATAAAGAGCCTTTCGAAATGCTTCGTTCTGGTCGAAGCATGCGTCATACGCCTTCGAAATGAGGTTGTGATATTTCTTGGACAAGCGCGGGTAGGGTTTCCCCCGCCAATATAAGGTTTGCGTCTCCTTCCAGGCATTTCCGAGTTGGCCGACCTTAAATGCGTCGTAGCCATGGAGGGCCGCAATCATTTCCTGTTCCTCAAGCCCTTCTTGCTTAATCGACTGAATCCACCCTTCAAAAGCACCGCACTGGACACCATCTAACTTGAATGGATATGGAAACAGGTTTGAAAGGGCGGTTCCGAGACCACCATTTTTATAACCCAGATCGATGATTTCGGTCATTATAATATCTTTCTTGCTTGGTTAGAGAGGGGTTAGACGGCTCTTCGCAGAGAGGAACAAGAGAGATTATATCCTTTTTTCAACTTTTTTCAACTTTTTTTCGTTTGTGCTGTTGACTTATCATAGGGAGAGAGTATTTAGGAATCTCTCCCTGTAGCTGCTTAACAAAAGGAACCTTCATGACGCAGCCAAACGAAGGCGGAAACGCCGAATCTACCCACCTTGATCGGGTGGTTACGCTAACAGCGGCTTATGTCGCTGGGAATACCGTTCGGGCTGGTGAACTTGGCGAAATTGTCGCTTTGTTCGCTACGGCTCTACGTGGCCTGGACGCGCCCATCGTTCCGGAAGTTATTCCGGAAGAGCCTAAGGTATCGATCAAGAAGTCGATTACACCCGACTATCTGATCTGCCTGGATGACGGAATGCGCTTCAAGTCGCTGAAGCGTCACCTGTCCACACTCGGTATGACTCCGGACGAATATCGTGCGAAGTGGGGCCTGGACAAGGACTATCCGATGGTTGCTCCATCTTACAGTGAAGCTCGGTCCACTCTCGCAAAGACGGCTGGCCTGGGTCGCAAGCGTTCGGATGAAACCGTTGCTCCTGCCGTAGCGGAAACTCCCGCTGCCGCCGTAGCGGAAACTTCCGCGCCGGTGACTGAGACGGTTGCTGAAACCCCGGCGCCCAAGGCTCCGAAGGGTAAGAAGGCCGCCAAGGAAACGGTTGAAGCGTAATTTACGCTTCAATTTCCTAAAAAAAGGGTCGCTGGAAACAGCGACCCTTTTTTATTTCTTTTCATATTGACAAAAACTTCAAAAAGATATAAATAGATTTTAACGGTTACGGGATAGACCCATTTACCGGCCATAGCATCTGTAGGAGCTACGATGACCATTAATGAAGCGCAATTGCGCTATGATCTTGCGGTATTTATCGGGAGATTTCAAATTTTTCATAATGGTCATCTTCATGTAATCGAAGAAGCTCTACAAAAAGCTCGAACAGTTCTAATCATTATCGGTTCTGCCAACGAAGCACGGAAGCCTGACCGTTTGCCTTTTACGGCTGATGAACGTCGGGAAATGATTATTAATAGTATTTCAGATACGAAATATCAGTGGCGATCTGTCACCGAAACGGAAAAAACCGTTTACGCGCAATCTATAGATATTTCGGATCGTGAGCGCGTCTTTATAAAGTATGCCGAAGATTTTAGTAATATGACGCTTTGGACAGAGCAAATTCAACGACTGGTAGAAGAAACAGTTAATAATTTGACTGATTCTAGATTGTTTGAAAAAGCAAAGATTACTTTGATTGGTCATGCTAAGGATAATTCAAGTTTTTATTTGAAGGCTTTCCCTCAATGGGATTCCATAAATGTTGAACAAAAACATATTCTTTCGGCCACGGATATTCGAAATGATTATTTCAAAGATTGGAACAATATCGATGAATATTGGAATCGATGGTATACATATGTTGTTCCAACTATCCCAAAAGGAACTCTGAGTTTTCTTAATAAATTCAGATCGACTGAATTTTATACAGAAATTTGCAAAGAACTTCGTTTCATGGAAACCTACTTGGCTCAATGGGATTCCGTTCCTTATAAGCCAAATTTCCTCACTGTGGATAATGTTGTTATCCAAAGCGGATTTATCCTTTTGATTCAGCGAAAGTCTTATCCTGGCAAAGATTTGTGGGCACTTCCTGGTGGACATCTGGAACAAGATGAAACTGTCGAGCAAGGAACTCTTCGTGAATTGAGAGAAGAAACAAAGCTGAAAGTACCGGAATCAGTCCTAAAAGGCAGTATTGTCGCCACAAAATATTTCGATAATCCTTATCGGTCTACGCGGCGTAGAACACTAACGTTTGCCACTTTATTTCATCTTAACCCAAAGGTTCCGGAACGTATCTTAAGCGTGAAGACGGATGGAACACCAAATACATTTTCTGAGACGGAAGAAGCTTATCGGAAGCGTGTAAAGGAAGCTTTACGCTTGCCTCGTGTTACTGCGGCGGATGATGCTAAAAAAGCTAAATGGGTTCGTTTGGACGAGATTCGTCGGGATCAAATGATGGAAGATCATTTTTCCATCATTCAAACAATGAAGGCAATGATTAAAGAAGATTGACAAATTTTTCTGGATTAACCTCTGGACAAATACGAAATATGTTGTATAAAGAATGTAAGAAATCCCGTCATGGATGGAGAGTTATTAAATGAATATAGATTTTGCTTATAGGGCTCATTCGCACTCATATAAAATTGATCCGATTATTCGATCACTTCTCGATGTTGATTTCTATAAGTTGCTTATGCAGCAATTGGTTTATACCAATCATTATTTTACACGAGTTGAATACGCAATTATTAATCGCACTCTATCTGTTGATTTGGCACAGGAAATTAATCGCGCGGAATTGCGGGAACAACTTGAATACTGTCGCACTCTTCGTTTTACTCCTTCTGAATTAATTTGGCTTACGGGTCAAACTTTCTATGGACAAATGGGTATTTTTCACAAGAGTTATATTGATTATCTTAGAACTTTTCAGCTTCCTGAATTTGAATTGAGTAATGATCAAAATGTGTTTGATTTGAGATTTTCTGGAAGCTGGGTAGAAGTCAAGCTTTGGGAAATATTTGCAATTTCAATTATTAACGAAATGCGATATCGTGAAATTATGAAGAAAATGTCCAAATCTCAACTAGACATTATGTATGCTCGTGCCAAAGTTAGACTTTATGACAAGCTCGAAATTCTTTCTAATATTGAAGGGCTTAACCTAACCGATTTTGGAACGCGCCGCCGTCATAGTTTTCTGTGGCAAGAACATTGTGTCCTAACAGCAATGGAAGTTTTGGGTGATAAATTTACTGGAACTTCAAATGTTCACTTAGCAATGAAACATAATTTGGAAGCAAAGGGAACTAATGCTCATTCGCTTCCGATGGTTTTTGCCGCTTTGGCTAAAAATGATGAAGAACTGAAGCAATCTCAATACAAGGTTCTTCGTGAATGGGAAGAATTTTACAGAGGTAATATGTTGGTTTTCCTTCCCGATACCTTTGGAACGACTCAATTTCTTAGAAATGCGCCGCCAATTTTAGCTCAAACTTGGGCTGGAGCTAGACCAGATTCAAAAGACCCAATTGTAGGTGGAGAAGAATTGATCAATTGGTGGAAGATGCATGGCGTTAACCCACAAGAGAAACTTATAATTTTTTCGGATGGTCTAGATGTTAATCTTGATCGTCGTGATGCAATCAATATGGATAATGATATTCCAACTATCCAAGAACATTTCAAAGATAGAGTTAAAGTTGGTTTTGGATGGGGGACAAATCTGACTAATGACTTTCGTTTTAATTCAGAAATGAAACCTATCAGCCTTGTCTGTAAAGTCGCCTCCGTTAACGGCAAACCGGCAGTTAAACTTTCTGACGTAAAATCAAAGGCTACGGGTGAAGCCGAAGAAGTTAAGCGATATCAAAGAGTCTTCGGAGAAGAGGGAATTGAGATAGGTCCAGTTCTTATTGTGTAAATTTCAGGACTGAAGGAATGGAAAATGCCCCGACGCTCGTCTAATGTTCCTGTTATCAGTGAAACGAATGATGCCGTATTTTACGTCGTTCGGTTCATTGATGATGTATGGGATAGTGAATCCGAGATAGCCAATTATGCAGACGCGCTGGAAAAACAAGCTGCTGGCAAAAATCCATGGTTTCCAGCCAAAATTTCTCGGGTATTTGTAGAAAATGATATTAGAAAGATTGAATTCCAAAATGGATATGCTCAACAAGACAATGATCGATCATTTCGTTTTGCTGAAATGTTCGTCAACTTTAAACAATTAAAGAAAATGTCATTCGGAGCAATTTTCCGAAATCTTTATTTTTTAAATTGGAAATTTTTACTATTACCATACCAGAACCACCACAAACCCTTGATGTATCATCTAAATCGTCATATCAAATCGTAGATCAACAAAAACTATTAAGTTAAGGAAAAAAGAAAATGAAAACTGAAATTAAAGAAAACGATATTCTACTCATTATCGATCCGCAAATTGATTTTTGCGAAGGTGGAAATCTGGCGGTGATTGGCGGCAATGCTATCATGTCGCTTATTGTGAAGATCGCTAAGAAATTCAAGAATGTGATCATCACTCAGGATTGGCACCCGGCGAATGCCAAGCAATTTGCAACAAACAATCCGGGTTCTACCGCGTTTTCGGTTCTCGAAAACTTTTATGGTCCTGGCACTGTGCAAGTTCTCTGGCCTCCGCATTGTATTCAAGGCTCTAAGGGCGCCGATTTCCATAAGATTCTGAACGCGGTTGTTCGCAAGGCGCAAGCTATCATTCGTAAGGGATATGATCCTGACATTGATAGTCACTCGGCTTTCTTTGCCAATGACAAGAAGACGTCTACTGGTCTTGACGGCTACATTCGCAGTCGTGGTCTCACCGGTCGAATTTATATTGTCGGTCTGGCGTTTGATTATTGTGTTGGATATTCCGCGATTGATGCTCGCAATCTCGGATACGAAGTCACGGTGATCAAAAATGCTACGGCTTCGATTGCTCCGGAAACTGAAGCGGAAACGTTGAAGAAGTTCGCGGAACTTGGTATCGAAGTTATCGATTGGGAATAAAAAACGTGAAAAAGCCAGTTTCAAAGAATTATCTCTATAAATATTATGAGAAAGAAACTTTTAGATTGACAAACATACCATACATGACGTTTATTCCAGAAAACGATCTCCTTCATACAACACCTCAATTTAAGTTTTATGAACTATGGAGAACTCGTGCTGATTTCATAGAATTGGAAATGAACTACAATTATGATCGTTATGTAATGCGTAATAAATCTCAAGAAAAAAGAGATGAAATTGAAGAATATTATGCAAATAAAGTTAAGAAGTGGAAAATGAAAATTGGTACAACTGATGAAATGAAGAAGCAATTCGTTATTTATAAAATGTTCGAGGGAAGATCAGCGGCAGGTAATGCCGTTCTTGAGCAGGATGCTAAAGATGTTTGATAGCGGAGAAAATAGTCCAGAATGTTTCCACTGCGGCGATGCAGTCTGTGGAGGAAAAGAACGTGGTTGTGATGATTATTGGCTCTACCAGCTAATAAATCGTTGGAATATATTCAAATCAAGAGTATGGTTATTTTTAAAGAAAAGAGGGATGTAATGACAAAAATTGCAATTCTACAACTTAATCCCATTGTGGGAGACCTTGCCGCGAACAAGGAGATGATTCTTGCATCTTATATTGAAGCAGCCAATTCCGGAGCCGATCTAGCAATTGCACCTGAATGTGTGCTGACCGGCTATCCAATTGAAGACCTAGTTCTTCGGTATTCGTTTATTACAGCGGCCCAAAAATTTTCTGATGAATTGTGCCAAGATGTTCTTGATAGTGGCTATTCAACTACTTTGATTTTCGGAACACCTCTTACGAGCGGAGATATCCGTAATCGGTTCAATGCAGCAATTCTCATCGATCCACTTTCCAAGTCTTCGCCGGTCGATCCTCTGAATTTCTATCAAAGACAAACCGTCTACAAATATGAATTGCCGAACTATGGTGTATTCGATGAAAAGCGGGTCTTTCAACCCGGTCCACATTCACCATATACTGTTAGTTGGCGTGGGTATGTACTTGGTCTGATGATCTGTGAAGATTGTTGGTTTCCGGCTGTCACTCGTGAACTGTATGATCAGGGCGCCACAATACTGATCGCTATTAACGGTTCTCCTTTCGAATCTGGGAAGAATCTTACTCGTCAAACGGTTGTAGCTGACCGTATCAAAGAAACCGGCTTACCCTTCGTATACGTCAATTTGGTTGGCGGACAAGATGAACTGGTTTTTGATGGTGGTTCTTTTGTGTATGATGGAAAACGGATCAATCAATTTCCATTCTTTGAAGAAGGAAATTTCTATTTTGATATCGAATTAGTTAAAGACACTCGCCGTTCGGACGGCGAACGCCTAATATTTCGTGATGATGGAATTTCGGTGGGTTGGATTAATCCTCCCATTCCTTTAGTCACGCTGGACAACTATATCTTTAGCGAACCATCTGGAATTGGCTCTATCTATAGAGCAACTGTTCTTGGAACACGAGATTACATGAGAAAGCAAGGCTTCAAGTCTGCTGTTATTGGTATGAGTGGTGGTATAGATAGTGCTATTGTGGCGGGGATTGCTTGTGATGCCATCGGGCCGGAAAACGTCCACCTTGTCCGATTGCCATCGAAATATTCCTCTCAACATTCTTTAGATGACGCCTCAACGGCCACTGACAGGCTTGGCGCGTTGATGCGGACCATCACTATAGAACCGGTCGTAGATGCCCTCAGAGAGGCTTATGCGAACTCCTCAGACCATGGTTATTATCCGGAGTTCAATACCTATGATGGGGGCAATATCCCTACCAAAATTCGTAAATTGGCTGGCATTGCCGATGAAAACATTCAAGCGCGTGCTCGTGGAACTATTTTAATGGCTATCTCAAATCAAGAGGGCCATTTGCTTTTAACTACGGGCAATCGTTCTGAAGTGTCGGTTGGATATTCCACCCTTTATGGAGATATGAGTGGGGGTTTCAATCCAATTAAGGATTGCTATAAAACTACGGTTTGGGACCTTTGCCGCTGGCGCAATAATCTGACCACATTGGAATTGCATGATTATAATTTTCTTGGCCATGCAGTTGATGTGGTTCCCGAAAGTATTATAGTAAAACCTCCATCGGCTGAACTTCGTCCTGATCAAAAAGACGAAGATAGTCTTCCTGCTTATCCGATTTTGGATGCTATTCTTAGTGGTATTCTTGACCAAGAACTTAGTTCGAAAGAAATTTCAGCAAATCTCAATTTAGACATCAATACAGTACAAAGGATTCGCAATTTGGTCGATCAAGCAGAATATAAGCGGAGACAAGCTGCGCCTGGAATCAAAATCAGTGGGAAGTTGTTTGGTCGTGAGCGTCGGTATCCTATTGTTAATAAATGGCGAGATTGAAGAATGCGAACGTATTCGGTTGAATCAGGAGATGCCAGACCTTTGGTTTGTGTTTGAGGACTACAACGATTTTTTCATGTTTAAGATGATGTATTAGGGCTTGATGATTTATTTTCAATACGATCAATTATATGTTTACAGTATTTTGTAAAATAGCTTTTTTCAAAATTTTTCATAAATTCTATTAGTTTTGGTTTTAGTATTAAAATAGATTCTAATATCTTATCATTTGGAAAATCTCTAAAATAAGTGTCTATATAATTATAAAATTCTACGTCATCTATACTATTTATACACGCTTCAAATGATTCATTTGGATACAAAGAACATAAGTAACTTGAAAGAAAATGACCGAATTGAATACGGAATTCCCTATCATTAACCTGAAACATCAACCATTTCGTTAGTTTTACTGCTCGTTCTGGTGTCATAATTTCTATTTGGACATGCCTGCCAAGAGACAAATATATGTTGACAAAATAATGAATATTGATATCGAATAGATAGACGGCAGCTTTCGGCATTTGCCTAATAAAGTAGTAAGAAAACACATCATATCTAGCTGGATTTAATCTTATTCCTTCAATAACTTCATCTTCTGTAAATTGAATATGTCGAATAGTATAACTATTAGGATAATTTTCTGAAGTACCGATGGCGTTTATAATTATTTTTCTAATTTCTGGAGTTGAACTAAAATCTAAATAAGGGGTAGCCTCAACTAAAGATGATATTTGCTCTGTTTTTGCACTCTTAAATAATTGAGTTAGTTCTTCCTCATCTAATGGTATGCAAGATATAAAATTCCGATCATAATTTAAAATAATTGAAATATAGTTTTTCTTAAAATAATCTTTAACATAATCTGGCATTTTCTCCCAATTCCAATTGTATACATCAGGAAACTTTTCCATTAATGCGAGTATTTCTTCTATTGTTAATTTTCCAGCATTAACAAATTTCATAAAAAAGTTAGGATTTTTCTCAACAAACGTAAAACTATTTGATGGTTTTGGGTTTATATTACGAATAGTCTCTAAAGGTTTAATACCTTTTATACTGAAAAATACTGCTTGAGTAGGCTCGTTAACATGAATTATGCCTTCATCGGCTCTATCTACGGCTCCCTCATATCCTAACATTCGAAACAATTTTGCCCATTGAACGATATGATTGGTTTTCAATCCTTCAGACAAAATAGATTTTTTTGAAGTAAATCCTTCATAATACTCGTCTTCTTCGTCATTTGTATTTTCATAAGGATCGAAATGATTATCTACTGTGTTTTCTTGCGTATTGTTAATTATATTTTCCATGAAGAAAGCGGCGACGCGCGTAATATTCCAAATCATTCCTCCATATGTTTGAACTAATGCGCGTTTAGAAATCTTTATAGGATCAAAAACCGGAATATTGTCAGCATATTTCAAGCCCATATTTTTCAGTATATCAAAAATTTTAGCTATATCAGAAGTCATATCACTTCGAGAATAATTTTCTAAATCCAACATTCTTCCGGTTTCTTGAAAGACTTGAAGATACGGCTCGTCGCCAGAAAAAGGTACTTTACCATTATGCTCTAAAACATATTCAACTGGATAAGAATATATACCCAATGGGGTATTATCCCATGATGATTTAGGATTAATACCTAATTTCGCTCCTTTAGTATTTTTATCTTTAAAGCGAGATGGATCAATATATGTGTTCCCATATTGATGATTTTTCTGAAGATGTGTGTATTGGGCGTCTTCATGAGATTGTTTTCCTACATCTGTAGTATATGATACATATACATCTAAACGATTTTTATATTTTTGTAATTCTTCAAGGGCTGAACGTTTATAGTTAACGGAATTATTTCGTCTTAACTCCGTTAAGAATTTAGAACTTTCGAATAATTCAGACAAAAACATTATGTATTTATCTTGACTATATCATATAATTTGTTATCTTAATTTTAAGCTATTTGGTGATGGATTATGACAAATGAAAAACTAAATGCTCTTGTGATGCATCTCATGAGTATCCTCGACTCTAATTCTAATATAGGAATTACCGCACGAGCTACCCCAGAAGCAATAGAGCTATTGAAGGGAAGTGATAGTCCCTTTGCTGGTTATGTAATATCTTGTCTTGTTGAAAACGATGAAGCTTCTCTTCATTATGATGATTGGGTTAAAAGAACAATTACTCGTTCTTTTAAGGAAGATTGAATTTGTTACTTAAAATCTAAAACAAATTTTCGACTTCCGCAGTCATAAATTCGATCATAACCTAATTGTTTCATGATTTCATGCCCTAGCATATTCTCTCCGTTTTCTACCAAATGTTGTATCTTATATTTTTGATATTTTTGACGGCTTTCTCTTTTTATTGCTTTATTTTGATTAAAATAGAAAAAACCAGCTTCAGATTTTTCAACTTCGGTAAAACCCATTTGTCTATAAAGATTACCTTTAGACCACCTTCTATCAGCATATGTAATTATTTTTTCTGGAGAATAATCTCTGATAAACTCTTTCATTATTTTGGACGCTAATCCAGCATATGTTCTACCATCAGTAGAAAATCTATATATTTCAAATCCACTTTTATCATATCTTCCCTTTCCAAAAGTCATACTCCCAATCAAATTATTATTATGAAATGCTCCATAATTAACAATTCCATATTGCCCCATTCCTTGAATATGAGTTTTTTCATAAAACCCTCGTGCCATATTTGACGGAATTTTGCGAATATCACATTTACGCGCTCCAACACCTTTTTCTGATAATCCCAGTAAATGTTTTAGACGAGAGATAACGATTTCTTTTTTATAAAGCCATTCATCTTCAAATATAGTGATAAGCTGATAACCAGCGTCTTCTACCATATTAATTTTATTATAGTGATAATTTTTATCTTTCTTTTGATCTGAATGCCAATAAAGTCCACAAAATTCTATACCTATCTTTTTACTTTCTATTAAAATATCTATTTCTAATGGTTTTATTAACGTTCTATCAGACCCTTTATAATCAATTCCCCAAGTGTCAAGATACGCGCCGATTGCAGTTTCATATGATGATCTTGGTCGTTTTATGCCATACTTATCACAATATTTTCTAACAGTATCATATCCCATTTTCAAATCAATTGAGGCATCTCTAATACTTGTTTTACACATATATTTTATGAATTCTTCTTTACTCTCTAAAAATTTACATAGTTCTAAAGAAAAATGTATTTGATTAAAATCTTTTCTTCCATATTTCCTAAAATTGGTATCAAGTATTTTTCTTTTTACTTCTGGATTTTTAGCAGGATTAGAATATCCAGTTTTTTCAAAATACTCTTTTGTCATAGCTGCAAGTATCTCTGGATTTTCTAATGCTTTTTTTACACCATATTTCTCCAACAATGTTTCGGTAGCTTTATCTTGATACCTTTTAATTAAAAATGGATTAGATATACCTGTTTGTTTTTCGAAGGCGGCCCGAGCTATATGCGTAGTATGTTCCACTCCGTATTTTTCTATATTAGTAGTTTTTATTTGTTCTTTAATTTCTGGATCAGAAAGAGGGGAATAATATCCAGTTCTGTTAAACAACGTATTTTTGGCTTTCTCTTGAATTTCCTTAGACCCAAAAGGCGATTTTACGCCATGATTTTTTAGATTCGTATTTTCTATTTTTTCTCTAATTTCAGGAATAGCCATAATATTTGATGCACCATATTTGGTGAGCAAAGTTTGTTCAGCCTTTTTATTTATTTCTTTTCGTTGTTGCATAGAAAGCGTTGCGTGAAAATCTCGCATTTTTTCTTTTGAGGATTCTGATTTGATAGTTCCTATCTGACTCAATCCAATAGCCATATTGTGTTCTGCTGAGTTTGGACGGCCACGTTTTGATTTACCAATTTTGACTTTTGTTTCTTCACTTAAAACTCTACCTTCGCAATATTTGTTTCCAGTATTGGCTTTAGAAACAGCATCTCGCGTTTCCTGTGAAACATTATGTCCCATTTTAGATTTGGATATTTTATCACCTACACTTTTGACGATTAACGGAGCATCTGGATATTGTGCTCTATATTCAGATAAAGTCATATCATGTAATTTGACATGTCGTTCTGCAATTTGCTGGAAACGCTTCCCACACACCATACAAGAAATAGTGTCATCTTCAGGTGGTTTATAATCTTCTGGAATAAGATAATCCTTACCCCTTCCGGTTATTTTAATTTCTAATCCGGGGCATTTTAAAGTTGTAGCAAGTTTTTTTGCTCGTGTAAAAGGAATACCGTTTAGAGCAGCCCATTCAGGTAAAGAAAGCTTTTTCATACCTTTATTTATATCATGTACGAGTATATTAGAATAAAAAACAAAAATTATCATAAGAAAAAAATGGAAGAATGTAATGAATTAGGCATTCAGTTATTGATGATAAACGAAGACGAATGGAATGAACGACCAAATATAATAAAAAATAAAATTCTAAATCTATGTGGATTATCTGAAAAAGGTAGTGGTGCTAGAAAACTTATAGTAAAACAAATTCCAAATTCAGAAGCACGACAATTTCTTGAAATATTTCATATTCAAGGAAAACCAACATGTTCTCTATCAATAGGAGCATTTGAATGTGATAAATTAGTATCCGTTATGACGTTTTTTCCGCAACGGGGAACAAATATGATGGAATTAAATCGTTTTGCTACTAATGGTAAAATATTTGCAGGAATATTTAGTAAAATGTTAAAATATTCTCGTCAGTTTATTTCAAAGCAAATAGTAACATTTGCTGATTTAAGATATAGTAATGGTAATCTATATGAAAAAACTGGATTTAAAAAAATAACAATTATACGAGCAGATTATCGTTACAGTAAAAGAATGAAAACATATCATAAAAGAAGTTTTACTAAAAATAGAATAGCTAAAAAATTTGGAATTGATATGTCTAACAGAACTGAAAAAGAAACTATGGCATCTCTTGGATACTATCGAATATATGATTGTGGTAAAATAAAATATATTTTAGATAACTAACAAAAAATGGCGGGTTTCCCCGCCATTTTAAGTATAATCACTCAACTCTTTACTATATTTTCAAGTATAGAATTAAATAAAGCTCAACGTTGTGGTATCAATACTTACAAGACCGAGGAAATCCGCTGCGTTTCCGAGAGAGCTGGAAGTGTTGCTCAATTCGATGTAGCCGTATCTAGTAAGGAACGACACAACTGGCTCGAAGGTGTTAGGATCGATAACAATTCCGGAAGAAGTCAGAGGAACGTAAGGGCAGTAGAAGGCTGCTGCATCCATTTCGTTGCCTTTGTATCCAATGAGAACTGGCGTACCATCAGAAGCATACTGGTCAACATAAACGCGCATAGCGTTGTTCAGAGTTCCAACAAACTTGGTGTTAGTTGGAGCTTCGAAAACACCTTCGGTGGTGCGAGCAAATGCCGAAGTCGTAGCTGATTGCAAAATCGTAAGAGCAGTTGGGGAAACAACGACCCAGTTACCAGCACCACGACGGGTACGGGAAGCAATCAGGTTTGCTTGACGGTTGATCAAGATAGCAAGAGCAGCGTGAACGTCGCCAACGAAGGTTGGTGTACCGGTTACGGTGTCTTGTTTGAAAATCGAAGTAGCTGCGCCTGGAAGAGCACGCAGGGAGACCAAGATTTCCTGATCGATTTCTGCGGTGATTTCTTGAGCCAGAGCGGCCATGATTTCAGCTTCAATGTCAATACCTTGTTGAGCTTGAGCATCTTGGGCCGCTTCGAAAGTCCAGCGAGCCGACAGCTTACGCGTCTTGGCTTCTACGACTTCCTTCAGGATTTGAATGCTCAAACGGTTACCAGGAAGACCTTCTAACGAAGGCGTTGCGGCACCCTTTGGAGTAGTAACATTTTGGTTACCAGAGTAGAAACGAGCAATATCGAAAGGAGACAATGCTTCAGTACCAGCAGAAACACCACCACCAGCGGTTGGAATAGTATCCGCATAACGGACACGCAGGGTGTGGATTTGTGCAACTGGCCCAGTCATTGGCTGCACGCCGATGATTTCGTTTGCGATAACCGTTGGCATGACACGACGAATTACTGGCAGGATGACCTTGTTAAGGGTAGCAACGCTGGCAGCATTGGTGGCACCGGAAGTAGCCGATTCCATCAATCGCAGTTCACGACGAGTATTTTCAAGAACAGTTTCCATGACCTTTTGTTTGGTCGAGTTTGGTGAACCGTCTGCATTCTTCTTTAGGTCTGCGCCTTCACACAGAGCCTTCTTGGTGGCTTGCCACTGAGATTCAAAAAGTTTATTCATTTTGATAGTCTCCTATTTCTTATTTTATGCCTGCAAGTCTAACGACTTGGGCGAGTTCTAAATTATGTTCTACTTCTGATTCTGCTTGCGCAGTTTCAAAAAGTCTGTTCACACGGTCACCCGTATGAGTAACGGTGTTATGATCTTCTTTTTCTATTAACTTCTTACCTTGTGGGGCAGATGGTTTACGGTTGCCTTCATTGACGACAACTGGAAGAAGCTTATTGAATGCTGCGCGGAGATTTGCAGTTTTAGTGGTCTCCAGCATTCCTTCCATTACTTGTCGTTTATCACCACGAAGGTTGGAAAGAAGTTCATTCATTATTTGCGAACGAGCAGCACGTTCTTCTGCAAGAACTGCCTTGCGGCGAGCAATTTCAGATTTTTGTTCTACTTCATTCAGCTTGGACTTTACTTCGGTCAGTTCAGAAGACTTGCTTTCCAGCATCTTTTGTAACTTACGAACTTCAGTACCTTCCGCGAGGTAGCTGGTCATATATTCGGCAGCTACCGCTTCGAAAATTCTACGACCAAACATGTTTTCGCGATTACGCTCAAGGTCTTCATGAAGTTGTGACATCTCACGCTTCAAGGATTCATTTACCATTCCCTCGACTTTAGCAGCCGATGCTTTGACAAACTTACTCTGCATTTCCTTAAGTTTTTTTCGACCTTCAGTTACCAGTTTGATACGGGTTTCAACTAAAGCACGCTGATCTTGTCCAAATTCCTTGAGTTCTTTGCCAACCTGACGGACGACAAATTCATCAATTTTCTTCAGACGATCTTTTTGTTGTGTGGCAAGATTCTCTTTAAGAGCTTTCAATTCATTTTTAATTTGAACTTTAGCTTCAGCGAGTTTCTTTTTTTCTGCACGAAGGGCAGATGCTTCGGTGACCAATTGCTCATTCGCAAAGCGGCGAGTAAGTGAAAGGTGTTCACGAAGCTTTGTCTTGTAGCTCAGGCGCGATTCCTTAGCGGCAGAACGAAATGCATCGCGTGCCTCTGAAAGTTTAGCGAATTCAGCAGCCTTGGTTTCTTCTTGTTTAGCAACAACATCCGTAAGCATACGGTCCATAGCTTCAACAAGATTAGATTTATCATTCTCGTAACGACGAGCAAATTCTTCACGCAAAGTCATTTCTGCTTGTTCGCGCGCTTCTAATACTTTCTTATCAAATGCTTCTTGAAGTGCTTGAGTAATCTCTGTTGGGAGACCAGCCGCACCAAGAATATTCTCCAATGTTTTATCCATAGGATTCATCTCCTTTGGGTTCCTAAATCTTTGAAATCAATGTGATCTCAAATAATATTTAGAACGGAACGGAAATATTGTCCGTTTGAAGATGATTTTTTTGATAAATACAAAAAAAGAACGAAAATACAATTTATCACTGTATATCTAAATAATATTATGGAAAATAAAATGATTAAATGTTTAGTTGAGAATTGTTATAATAAAGTAAAAGTAAAAAATCTTTGTAAAAATCACTATTATTCTTTACGAAGAAAAAATAGCGACATATTTTCAGGAAAAATAAAAATGTGCTCAATAGATGAATGTAGTAATCCAGTAGAGGCAAACAATATTTGTCGAAAACATTATGATAGATTTAAAAAATATGGAAAATATACTCTTTCGGAAACTACTATTCCTTTTGTAAAATCCCATCACCCTCTATATAACGTGTGGACTTATGTCAAAAAATCCGGTTGTTGCCAAAGATGGAATGATTTTACAAATTTTTCTACTGATGTTGGTAATAACCCTAATAATACTAATAGCGAAGTAGTATATAGATTTGGAAGAAAAACCAAAGAAACTCCATTTGGTCCTGAAAATTGGGAGTGGAAAACAAAAAGTTTAGGTTATGGTTTAACCGCCAAAGATTACAAATTATTGTATGAAAATCAAAACAAAGTATGTTGTATATGTAAACATCCGGAAACTGCGGTCTCCCGAAATGGAAAAATTAAAAAATTAGCAATAGATCATTGCCATATTACTGGAAAAGTTCGTGGACTTTTATGTTTTAACTGTAATACTTCTTTAGGTTTTATCAAAGATGATAAAAATATTTTAGAAAGAATGATAGAATATATAAATTATTTTGGAGAAAATAAATGAATTGTAGCATTGATGGTTGCGGAAATGTGGTAGTTAATATAGCTAATCAGTTATGCGGAAAGCACTACTCACAAATATATAGAAATGGAAAAATAAACACGCGAGGAAAAAAACAAGATAACCCGTTGTATGGTGCATGGAGTCGTGTTAAGACCGACTCATGTGAAAGATGGAGATATTTTTGGAATTTTGTGGATGATATTACTATACCACAAGATTATGAGAACTATATATTTAAGAAAAAAAACAAATCTTTGCCGTTTAGTCTGGAAAATTGGAGTTGGAAAAAAAGAGATTTTACGAAACTTGTAAGAACTAAAAGAAAATATAATTACGATACAATGTATGGAGAACAAAACGGTTGCTGTGCTATTTGTCAAAAATATTTTAATGCTTTGATTTTAGATCACTGTCATACGTCAGGTAATATTAGAAAATTACTCTGTAACGGTTGTAATACTTGTTTAGGAAAATTAAAAGAGGATGTTGAAATAATAAAATCTATGATTTCTTATCTACAGATATGTAACGTAACAGATAAAGAGATTGGTTAGTTGAAATGTTCAAAAATTAGTTATGACTTTAAATTCTATGGAATTAGATTAAAAAATCTCTAGTCCCTAACGAAATTAGAAAATATTTTACTGAACAATCCAGCGTAAGTTTTGCCATCAGTGCAAAATCTTATCAATTCAAGCCTTTGAGTATTTCTTTGCTGATTGAAAAGCATGACTCCCACTAACTCTTTATTATTGAACGCACCATACGCGTATTTTACGGTGGCCGGTTTTCCCTGAATGTGATAAATCTCACAAAAATCTTGTCCTTCACGATTGTTTATTTTGCGTATAGAAAGTTTTCGTGCACCAACCCCTCTTTCAGACCTTCCGCACACATTAAGTATTTTTCGTTTTATACTGTCCGCGCGATTATTCCATTCGTCCTCGTTGATCATCAGCAATCGTACACCTGCTTCATTGCACATCTTCCACTTATTGTAGTGGTAATCGTTCTCTTTCTTCTTGTCAGAATGCCAATAGAGTCCGTTGAATTCTATTGCTAGATTGTGCTCTGGAAGATAGAAATCTAATTCCAATGGTTTTATTAATGTTCTGTCGCGTTCTATAAATTGTATATTATTTTCAGTTAAGAATACCGCAATTTCACGCTCGTAAGAGCTTGATTTATATTCAAAATTTATGTCCAAATTATTAATATAATTACCGATAGTAGAGGTGCTGACCTGCAATTCCTTAGCAGCGGTAGACATTGATCGATGTTCCATAAAAATTTTGAATTTTTGCTTGTCAGATAATATTTCTCTAGCCAGAGGGGATAGCTGTATTTGCGAAATATTAGAAACACCATATCTTACGATACATGTCTGTTTTCCAGATTCAGATATCTTCTCTTTAATATTTGAATTCATACTTGGAGTGTGAAATCCATATCGTTCTATATTTGTTTTTTTAATTTCTTCTCTAATTTCTGATAATGACAACGTGTAATTTGTCCCATATTTTTCATTATTAGTAGATATTCTTTTATTTTTTACTTGTTCTGATGATCCAACATAATCCGTTCCATATTTTTCATTATTGGTTTTTTGTAGTTTACTAATTATTTCAGGGCATCGCAATGGTATCTTATTTCCATAGAGTTTAATCATAGTTTCATCTCGTTTCCTGAATCCTTTTTTATAATCTTCTGATGAAGGTCGATTTATACTTAAAGGATGAGAGATATATCCTGTATTTTTTGTGTATGTATCTTGTTTTTTTTGTAGTAATACTTTCCATTCTGCTTCTGATAAATTATCGAAATAATTCTTACGATGCTTTACATTATCAGAAATACTGCATTGACAATTTTTCGTGCAGTAGGAACTATATCCATCTGTAATTCCACTAAATTTTTTGAAATTGCCGTTATCACAAGAAATTGGTTTGTTTTTAGTATAAAGCTGGTAAATTTTTTCGTTAATTGACAAGGATGTGTTATCAATAGAATTTATGAAATCTTTAAATTCTTTATATCGTGTTAAATATACAGCAACATAGAATAGTTTTTCATCAAGAGAGAATTCTCTCTTAGTATTCTTTCGCTTATATTTTTCAAACAAGAAATCAATATGTTTTTGATGATCAATTAATTTAATTTGGCTCAGCAATATCTTCTTGACAATCTCCATATTTCAGATCTTACTAAAAAAGATAAAAATAATCAATATTTTAGGTTATTAATCCAATTTAATAATTCTTCTTTGAGATACTTTTGGGCTTTGGGATCGTGAATAACCGATCTTGCCAAGTCTTCAATGACATGTCCACGACGACTGTTAAGTGATTCGTAAGTAGGTTTAGGATAAGCATTGGGGGCTGACGGCCTAGCCACAATATCCACTGTAATGATTTCAAAGGAATCTACAGTTCCATCATCATTTACGTTTCCCGATCCTCGTGAAGATACACCAAGCTTTACTTCATTTTCTATAAAAGTTCTTGCAATTTCACCTAATGGTGTCGGAAGAATCTGTAGTTTTCCCATACCGGAATTACCATCCATCCACATCTTAGTAATTTTGTGGGCGACTCTATCCAAATTTATAGTCAACTCTTCAGGATGATCTAGTTCTCCAAGGACACTTTCGCCTTTTCTAATAATTTCATTGATATTTTCTACTGCATTAGTTATTTCTTTTACTGGGTAGATTCTTTGATTAAGATTTTTAATACCACCCTGAATAAAAATTCCAGAAAGAAATAGCTTTTTCTTTTTTAAATCACCTTCACCTTCAGTGATGCGTTCAATCTGTATACCAGCTTCATCAAAGGTTAATCTCTCGTTTAGAATAATCATTATAATTCTCCAGTATAGGTTTCACGCCTACTCTTGTATATTTAGCAAAGAACATAAATAAAGGATGAGAAAGTGGATTAATCTTGTTGAAAGCCTTAAAGAAGCCAAATAAAATGGAGGCGTATATTACAATCTATCGCGATCAGAATTCTTAAAAATGATATATAAAGAAGATATTCGTGGCGTAGCTTATAGAAATGAAGTATTTGTCGCCCCAGCTTACGAATTTAATCATTGGTAAATACGCCCAAAAAGTGGAATTCCACAACTCTATGGTGAAGATGGACATGGCGGCCCGTATGGGTTTGATTTTTATGCTACGACCAAAGAACGAAAATCAGAAGCAGACGATGATTGGATATATGGCACTCCAATAGAAATAGGAGATATTATTATTTGGGTCAGTGGTGATGATACTCCAAATAAAGAGTTTGATTATCTTACCAAATAGAGGATTGACAGCATTCTTTTTTGTGGTAATGTAATTTCATAATCAATCGAAGGAGATAATCACATGGCCGTTCTCGGAATCAATTATTCGGACGTTTACAAGTCAGTTGTGATTAGGTTTTCTTCGGATGAGAAAATGGAGTTTGCAACGGGTAATCCCGTTGCTGATTTTGAATCGGCTATTGATTTTTTGTGTAAGGATGGTAATGCGGCCGTTCTTTTCAGTTCGTCTGTTCATGATTTTGTCAGCGATATTCCCGGATATCGCTACGACGAAGATCATATGCTTGTGATCGATAATTCGAAGAGCTTCGAAACCGAAAGCGAAGCCGGGGATTGGATGGACAACTATTTGAAGGACGAAAACTGCAAGGACAACTATCGCTTTGCGTTCGCCGACAATTATTGGGAAATGGTATACTACGAAGCCCAACAAGACGACGGTTGCTGCGGGTATTTTGATAAGAAAATCCTCGTTCAAGGCCGTCCCGCGTGGATCGGTTGTAATTACGGCCATTAAGATGTTGTTAGAATCTGACAAATTGTTTTCTGTTCATTGTGGAATGAAAGCAATACAATGGGAACGAGCTAAAGGCGAACTGCGCGCTATGGTAGCTTTACAAGGAATTCCATCAACTAATCCTGCGTGTCTTTCCGATGAAATAGAAAATTGGAAGGTTTTTCACGAAAAAGTTGAAGCGTTTATCAAAGAGATGGAAGATGAAGCATTGGTTTAATAGACAATAAAAAAGCCGCCCGAAAGCGGCTTTTCTAATTGTTTTATGAAAGGTTAATTACTTAACCTTGCCACCATTCTTACCGTCGATAACCGAACCGGTTACTTTTTCACCGGCACGTGTTCCTGGCTTGTTTAGTTCAGCTTTTGCGCTTCCTTCTTTCGAAATCTTCTCAAGCTTTGGTCCGTTATTATTACGAGCCTTGATTTTTACTGGCGTTACAGTTGGAGCCGTTTCGCGGGCAAAACCCTTGTGAATGGATTGCTTAGACATATTTGGACTGCCGCCTTGACGAGCAGTGATATTCTTTTGAAGACCGATAGACTTGCCATTGTGAGTTGGTTTATCGGTAGAACCCGTTCCAACTCCTGTACCATCACTCATTGTGACTTTTACTTTTTCAAGTTCGTCAATGATAGATTCGGAAATATCGTCAAATTCATCATCTTCTGATCCGAAATTGTCGTCTTCTTCTGAATCTTCCATGTCATCGGCAACATCGTCTGCCATTTCCATGTCATCGTCTGCCATTTCCATGTCATCGTCTGCCATTTCCATGTCATCGTCTGCCATTTCCATGTCATCGTCTGCCATTTCGTCATCACCAAGGCCGCCATCGAGTTCAGCCATTTTGGCTTCAAATTCAGCCATAAGTTCTTCCATACGATCTACAGCTTGTTCCATACGATCCGCTGGATCGCCAGCATCATCTTCAAGATCATCATCTTCAAAACCTTCGTCATCACCGAGACCATCAAGTTCGTCTTCTTCACCAGCTTCCATGTCTTCGTCGCCAGCTTCCATGTCACCGTCTTCGAATTCACTTTCAGCATCGGCAAATTCATCGCCCGCATCAGCATCATCGTCTTCAAGATCAGATAAATCTTCTTCGGTGAAGTAAGATTCCGTAGTGATTTCATCACTCCAGTTTTCGTCCAGAACGTAATCTTCTCCAGAACGATTGGATTCATGAATCTGACGAGCACGTTCCACAATGAACTTGTGGAAAAGCTCTTCGGCCGCAGTTGTGTTCTCATTGAGAAGTTCGATAAAAGCACGCTCTAAAAGTGAACGCATGATGGTAATCTCCCTAATAAAGTTGTCGCGTGTTGCTCAAACACCTGATTATATTTAGTAAAAATGTTTCTTGACATGATTATAAGCTCAAAAATATGGCTTTTTAGTATGGTTTTATGGTAAATAAGACTATGAGAACAAAATGGAACAAAGAAAAGTTTGTTGAAAAAAGCAATCTAGTTCATTCCTCGGACGATAATATTCCATAATTTCTTCGGTTTTTCGAACATCATCATCTTGAATATTCACATATCCATTTTTTTGAGGTTTAAGGGTAAATCCAATTCTGAACTTTTTCTACTTCCATGAAATAACCGAAGAGAGTTTTCATTTATTATTGAAATAAATTGACGCATTATCGTATTTATAATTTACAAAACCAAAAACGCGCTTAAATTCACGCATGGATATATTTATACTGACCTGCAAACTGACACCAAATTTCAACATTGACCAAGTGCTTATGCAATTCTTTTACGTTTCTTACTGTGATCGCCCAATCATGATTACCTAATGCTATGGCGGCATCTCTGGCTAATGCTTGGGCTTCATTGAAAACCGGTAATTCAGAATGAGCCAAGGCATATTTCTGCGAGGCTTCTTTCCAACCGTTCACATAATCAGAAAAAATAATAGATTTTCCGTCTTTGATTGCACAATTAAAATTATTGCGAATGTTTACTTCCACCCTTTCTGTAAAAGATTTTCCCTGCCAATCTGGCTCATTCATGCAACCCAAAATACGATTGGTTTTTTCCGTCATGGTATTAAATCCACATCTACTATTGATTGGATTGGCGGCCATTCTGTTGGTTAAATCGCCAACTTGTTCACACATCCAAGTATACTGCCCTAATGCATAGAATAATTCAGGATTCGTCCTCATAGAATTACCCATCATTTCCGGCTTTACTCTTTGAAGTTTGGCTAATTTTTCAAAATCATCTATTGCTTTTTTCTGAATTTCGCCTTCCATACTAAAAATATTTAGTTGAATAGCGTTTTCTATTAGAGTAATGTATTGGCGCATCTCATATTTATGAATTAGGTTGACAGCAGATATAATTTGGGCGTGTTTTTCGCCTATGTATCAAACTTCAAGTTCACATCAGAGGCCACTGGAACTGTTCCACGTTGGGCAGCATGTTTGGGCTGGCCTTTGTGGCTATCTATCAAGTTGATTCGATTTATTTCTACTATGCGTTAACGACGTAAGTCGGATATCATTAAAGGTCCGCCGTGCGAAGTCGCATGTAAGACCTTGAAACCCCATGACTCATACCATTTAACTAGATAAAAATCGTTACGTTGGCTTTCTTCTGTGTCAGCAATCAAAAGAATCGCCTCGGCGCCGTAAGCATCAGATTCGCTTATAAAAGTCTCCAAAAGATGAGCACCGAAACCTTGTCCCTGATACTCTTCCTCGACATTTATATTGTTGAGGAATGCTATCCGACTATAAGTTTCTTTTAATTGTTCAACCAGTTCTGGTTCATTAATATGATGACGATACGAAAGCCAGTTGTCTAACTGTTCTTCTCCGCTATCAACTACGTATCCTTCAACTGATCCTTCATTAATAGAATAATCAATCTCTCGGAAATAATTTACTGATTCGACTAATTTAATCCATTGACGCATCAATTATTTATGTTAATATACTTTCATAAGCAGCAAGGAGATATCTCATGACCGATATGACCGTTGCCAATACCATTCGTCAACAACTTGGTGGCAATCGTTTTTGCTTTATGACCGGCGCGAAACATTGGGTTGGAGATGATAACTCCGTCAGTTTCCAACTTCCGAAGGCAAACAAGGGCATCAAAGCTGTCACGATTATTTTGAACGCTCATGACTATTACGATGTCCTGTTCTTCAATCGGAAGAATTTCAACATCGTGACCATCGCGGAAGTTACGGACGTTTCGTGTGATGATCTTCAATCTGTTTTCACGGCCAATACCGGCCTTTATACTCATCTGTAAGGAGAACTATATTCCCTGGAAAAAATAAAAAGAGAATTTTCAGACTTTCTCATGAACCAGAATATGATGAGTTAGGCCGAAGAATTCGGTTGAAGCATCCACCAGAATTTAAAGAAAGACTGGCGGAATCTCAAAATTGGCGTTGCTGCCATTGTGGCGAACGCTTAAACGAACCTTTTGTTCAAGAAAATTTCGCTACTCTGGAACATGTCGTTCGTTTCAGAGACGGTGGTGCTGATGATGAAACCAATATGGCAGTCGCTCATAAAAAATGTAATGAAATTTACGGTTGACATTTTCTCTTCCTTTTATTAAACAGAAAGAACAAAAGGAAAGGAAATGAAATGATCAAACGCTCTATTGTCTTGGTAGCATCTTTGTGTATGTTGTCGTTCGCGGTTCCGGCATCAGCCCAAAGTCTGGATTGTCAAAAACTCGATTTGACAAGTATGACGCCCGATCAAATTAGAATGGCACAAACGTTCTGTGCATCTGCGGCGCCCGCTGCTCAGGCCGCTCAAACTGCCGCTCAAATTACTCCGGACAAGGTGCGAGAATGGGCCAGCATCGGTAAGGATTTCTCGACGGCTATTGTTGAGACTGCCAATGGTCTAGGCCAGACTGCAAACCAATTTCTATTTACTCCAGTAGGCATCATGATTGCCTTCTACTTCATGTGGGGCAAGATTGGTGGAATAATCATTGGCATTCCTTTGCTAATTTCTTTGTGGTTTCTTTATGCATTCATTTGTGGTCGCTTCGGAAAAGCCTCAATAGAGTATGAGAATATTCCAATTTTTGGTGGAGTTTTTACCACCAGAAAAATCAAAAAAATTGAATATGACAAAGAAAGCGAAGAAATTACACGGCTTTGGGGGTTAATGGCTATTCCCACTTTGGGTATAAGTGCGCTTATTATATTCAACCTGATCTTTTAAATGTCTACCTTCAAGCAACGCGAAGAAGTAAGCCGCGAACCAGATGCTATGTCTGATTCATATGAATTCGTTAAGGTTGATCCTGACGATTTTATAGCTTTTTTGCATAGCCCGTCGATTGCACGGATGTGGAATATCGAAAAATCTCCTATTGAGTGGTATTTGGAAGACAGATTCCCAGAATATCGTTGGTCTGTATCTGGTTTGTCTATCTATAAATCTAATAGTGAATGCATTTCGCGATCCGAATTTCAAAAATGGGTCCAAAAATTCGAGACTACGTTGCTGAACTTTACTCCTGGGTATAATATATCTACAGCGGAAGTTCGAAAAATTTTGAAAGGAATTCTTGGAAAATGATTACTGACACTGATATCGATAGGGCCGCCGAAGTCATTTATAATGATTTCTTTGGTGCTCGTGTAGGTGAACTCTGGGAAACCCTACCCGACGACGCAATCATAAAGATACAGTGTCGTGCAACAGCTAAAGCCGCTGTAAATGCGGCATTGAAGTCAACATGAATAATATAATTGATATTTCAAAAATTCGAAAAGAAAAAGAAGATAATGATCTTCAAAAAGAACTTAACGATATTTGGGATGCGGCGGTAAATAGCGGGATAATTTATACGAATACAGATGCAGATAATCTCTTCCAGGCGCGCTTAAGAGATAAAGTAGTTAGTATTTTAGAACAAAAAAATTTAATAAATGTCGAAGAAGCCTGTCAGGAAACAGTAATGAGAAAGTTATCAACTATATTGTATGATGAAGATGCTATTAAACCAGACTTAAACAAATTAGCAGAACTGATTGCTGAAGAATTCAATTTCAGTATAGGATATCTCATTTCTATTATGGCAAATCGTAGATTAGATATAGAGAAACCGTGGATGAGTTTTATGATAAAACTACATTTAAAAACCGCCTAAACCGCCGCCACCCGGTTCTTCTATTGGGCTGTACATAATTCCCAAAAGGTCTTGACGCTTCAACGCTTCGGACTTTTTCAAAGATCGCATCAATTTTAATCTATTGAGAATAGCTAAAGTTAGAACTGGTTTGCGTGTATCGTCAAAGTGGCGAGCATTATACGAATCTTGAGACGGATTGTAATAACCTGTCGCTACTTGTGCTTGATCAAATTCTAAAAGTTTCATAATATTATTTATACAAAAATCGCTTGACTACTTTAAGAACTATATTATAATGAACAAATAATCAGATGCATAGGAGATAAAATATGAAGTTCCTTAGAAATCCTTCTGTTATCGACTTTTCGAGTATTGTCAAGGTCGTCAGCAAGCCAAGCTAGGTCGTGATGATATGGAAATTAAAACCGTTGGGTATAGTTATGATGACATGGACAATCGGACTGGTCGTATCTACGTTAACGGCGTAGAAATCGGCCATGTTTCACAGGAAGAAGCCACTTGGGCTGGTGTCGATGCTCTAAAGCGTGTGGCCAATGGTCTAGCGAAGCTCGCGGGTATCCAACTGGAAAATGTTGATGCTCCCTTTGAAGAGGAAGACGATGAAGAATGGCTTCTTCAATGGCGCTTCTTCAATGGCAATCCGGACAGCAATAGCGTGTGATACGACTGTTAAAACAAGGATGAGACTATATTCATTTTTATTCTCATTTCATTCATAGTTGATAATTTATTTTTATAATCTTGATATTTTTTGAAACTATAATGAACATGCCCTTGTTTATTCAAAATTCGCAGTTCATCTAATAATTCTTTTTCTGTATGAGGAATAATCAATGGGGTATTGAACTCTTTTATTACATCTTCTGGATTTACTTTTCCTCTAATATCATAAATATTTCCATTAGCCTCAACAGCAAAATGACTCCAAAGCCATTGAGTTGATTTATCGCGACTATATCTATTATGTGGTCCTGGTTCTTCGCAAAATGCTACAATTTCACAATTAATATTTCGTTTTTTAAGAAAGCGATATAAAGACAACGCAAATGTTCCACAAAGACCACAAGTCGCATCCTCTACATCATCTCTACTATAAGAACAATTCTTAATCATTTCATCTATGCTATCGATCATACTTCAACCAATACATAACCATTAAGATTATCAAACAATAACTTTATACGAGCGTTTAATTCTTTTTCTAATTGATCAGAAATAATAGAATTCTTAGGTAATTCAAGTATTACTTTGCCCTTTATCAAGTATTGAGCTATAAGTTCTGGAAAAACTTCAAACTCACCACTTACCCGATTGTTTCTAGCCGATGCAGAAGTCATTGGAATATCAACTGCATAAAACCCGCCTCCCCATTCCGTTTCATATTCATCGTCAGCAGTATCCGCTAAATAATCATCTTTTTCATCATCTAAAAATTCTGATCCACCTTGTTTTACGCAAGTTTTGTTTATATCTGATAGCATTTTTCCGAAGTTTGAAGATTCCCATTTACCAGCTATACCATCTTGCAGAGAATGTCCGATTTTATGAGCCAAAATCCAAGGTGTAAGAGCTATTTTGGCGTTTGTATTACCAGTAATATCAATAAAAGGCGAAAGATTTGAAAGTAATAATACCTTAATCTTTCCGGGTTGACCAACATATTCCTGACCCATAAAAGTAAATTGGCGATGAAACCCGGCTCTTAATCTTATAGCCTCGTCATCAACTTCATCATTTATAGCTTCATCGTCTGCATCGGTAACATCAGAATTTATAATAAAAACTTCGAAAACATGCGGCGTTCTTGAAAAAGCTTTGAACATTCTTGGACGAAAATCTGGTTTCTGCATTTTTATGCTATCGAACGACCCGAAACTGTTAGTTGTATTTGGATCGCCAACCACTGTTAGATCAGCCATAGGAGCTTCATTGAGCCCTTCAACAATCTTGATAAATTCGCGCATCGATGATATTTATCAAATATGAAAACATTTCGGGTTTCAACTTCCTCATTCGCTGATGACTGGCCGCCTCATTATCCATCTATTACAGTAGAGATTGAAGCTAAATCTTATAGAGATGCTTTTGAAAAAAGTATTCCTCTGTTTATAAGTAATGACAATTTTCATTACTCATATAATGATGAAATAATATTAGTCGTATATGGAACAACAAATTTTTTCCAAATATACAAAAAAGATAAAAATAACGTTACTACTTTTTTCCCTGATTATCCTATAAAATATAATTATATAGTAAAACAAGAAATAGTTCATACATGTTCAGGTAAATTTAAACCTATTGGAGCCAAAAAAAGTAGAGCTTTTCATTATCAAGTAATGAAAAGAACTTCCAGATTAGGTAAAGAATCTTTCACTATAATCAAAAAAATAGAAAATTACCGGCCTTTAGAAGATTTCATAGAATCCATAAGTAAATCCGCATTCGATAAGTTTGTAAATCCAAATGATGTATGTTTCGATCATATGATATACTATGACGATATGGAAAAAAAGGATGATTTCTTTGCTTATTTCGATAAAGTAGTTCCATTAGGAAGATGGACAATGGTTCCATTTCCTTTTAGAGATGAAGGTATCGAGGATTGGAAAGTATATATCCTGTTTGAAAATGTTACCGATGCAATCATGGCTAAATTATCAGTGTGATTACATAGGTGGGGCCTGACCGCCAGCCGGTGGCGGTGCTGCTGGACCGGCGCCTGGACCTGGAGCTTGGCCGCCTTCTGGTGGTGGGCCGCCTTCTTCTCCACCCATATCTTCTCCACCAAACTCATCCATGTCTCCCATACCACCTTCTGGCATGTGAAATCCAACATCCCCGAGATCACCTTCTGGATTACTATCAGCGGGCGTTTCTCCGGTAACTTTCTTGAGTTTATCAGCATTTTCTTCTGCCCACATTCTTTCATTTTCCAAGATTTCATCTTCGGTCAAGTTTAAGAATCTCTTCAATTTGAAACGTTCAGATAGTTTTTTGTTTTCTGCTACCTGTTGATAGACACTGACTTGTTGAGAATCCAATTCAATTTGACGATATTTGGTAAAGTTTTGTGGTGGATTGAAACGCAATTCGAACAAATTGCTTTCAATTTCAATACCATTACCTTTCAAAAATTCCTTGAACTTTTGATCAAAATTAGGAGAAAGCAAAGCTTGCAGACGCATACAATATTTGTTGAAACGGAATTCTTGAATAACAGCCGCCCCCAATTTTCCATCATTATATCCAGCACCTTGTGATCCTGTTTCTTCGTCTCCAAGGGACAAATATGACGTTGGGATACGAAGACCCCGAGCCATTTTTTTAGCAAACCAACTTAAATCGCCAATTTCTCCTAAATTATCACCACCCGGAAGAACTTCAACCGACGATCCACGACCCTCTAATCCAACGGCAAAGAAATAATCATCGCAAATTGCAAGAGGATTATATGCAGCATCTATTATACTTCCTCCTGTTCCTGAGTTTTTTGTAAAAATTCCACCTTCTATTGCAAAAGTATGAAAATTATGAAATTCTTCTCTTCCATCAACAGTAATAGTTCCGGTATCTTCTAGTTCTTCACACCACTCCATTTTAACTAATTTGTGATTTAGTAAACTTTGTTTATTTTTGAAATCACTATAGCTGGAAAATCCATTATTTTTGATCATTGTTTTTATCAAATCTGGTCCGAATTTATTTTTCTTGGAGTTATTTGTGTCCTGAAACAATTTGATAAATTTTTCATCTTTTTGCATAGATTTGTAAATGAAACCAACTTCATGCTTATTAAACGGCAAGTTTTTTTCAACTTCAGTATAATGATTTCGTAAAATATTAAACATTTCATGATTAAAATTGTATTTTACACATGAATTTCGATTTCCAAGAAACTTTTGATTAGGGTTTTTATTACAAAAATCTCTCCAATTTTTGTAACCTACCCATTTTAATAATTCATAAATATATCTATCACACACAAATAATTTTCTGGATGTGGGGTTATTTACATGAACCAAATCAAATTCTTTATTCCATTCTGGATTTATTTTTAGTTCTGCAATAAGTTTTCGCATCGTAGAAGCAGAAGAATTCATGTATTTTTGTAAAACTATGTCATATA